TTTGTCCAATTCTCCGAGACGTTGAAGTAAGAGCTATCTTCGCCATCTGCTCAATCTGCCATTTCAAAGCATCAGCAAATCCCGGTGGAAATTCGGTTTTACCACGATTGATAAATTCATAAGTAACAACGGCTTCCGGAAAATCGTGGAAAACAACCTGCCCCATGTTGAACTTGTAGAGGTCATCGTCCAACATTGAGTCGAGTATAGAATCTCTCAATTCGAGCTTCATGTGAGCATTATACGGGTTTCCAAGAAGAAGTCAAGCCATTAATTGGAGTCGGTCAGAAAGACGTTCCGAGGGAGGATGATTGACTTTTCGATACCGATTGCCCCACCAACGATTATTCCGAAACCAACGAGCAAAATCTTTCTTTTCAAGTTTTCGGCCAAGTCGCTTCTCAAAACAACCAATACAAATGACATCTCCCCATTTGCTTCGGGGGATTACAAGATGCCACAAACCTTTAAGCACATAAAAATCTTCCCCTTCGGCCCAAGGGCGACACCGACAATCAGAACAACGCAAACTCATTTTCGTTTGATTTGGTGAATAGTGTTGCCGTTGATGAAATAAAAACCCTTCGGCGTTGCAAACAAAGGCATTGATGAGTCAAATGGTGGGTCGTCTAGAGTTTCGTATTGAGCCGCAGTCGAGAACAACTGGATTTGGTTGGGCGATGAAAGTAATAGACACAGCCCATTATCCAAAACTGCAAAATTAATCGGGTCATATGCAATGTCCTCATCCACCCGTATATCCATGTTTTGATATTTTCGATCAAATACAACAACGTAGCGATTGTATTGCCCCTTCTTCTCACCAACAATTATAGTAATGTTTTTGTCTGACTTGGCATCGATAATACGAACGTGGTCAAGTCCCGGCAAGTACTTGGAAAATGAGCGGCCCAATGCATAAGGAATAGTCAGATACTTTTTCCCGAGTAAATCTTGAATAACGCAACCGGGATATATTTTAGCAGTTAGATTGGAAATATTCTCTACGGTCTTTGGTCTATCAATCAATTTCGTTCCTATAGTGGTGAATGTATGCTCGATTAATGTTCCGTTAGTTACCGTATAAATTGCTCCGTTTCGCTCAAATAAATCGTTACTACGGATACTTTCAATTTTGTCACCGCTATAGAGTTCGGCGAATTCCACGATATTTCCCATTCGAGTAGCTGTAATCATTGAACCGCCAGCTACAGGACAGAATAGAACTTTCTTTGTATTATCGTTTAACCTGATTTTGTTGTTACCAGAATATAGCGCATCCTTAGTCACAACATAGTTAACTCCCATGAACTGCTGAATAGAAATAATCGGTGAGCTACACGCTGCCACTTGACTTACCGTAAGCTTGTCTGTTCCAGTAATTGTGATAATTTGAGTCGGAACCAACAGAGGAACGGTAGAATCAGCAAATGGCGGTATGCTTCTATCACCTTTTTCGAAAACGAGCTTGAACCAGTCGAGATGTCGTTTCGGAATTACGTTGAAATCTTCAACCGTGGGAGGAACACGAACGTCTTTATGGAAGACACTAATGTTGTCATCCATTTGTTTATGTTTATCCTTTGGTTTGTAATTGGGATGAGTTCCCCTATATGGGTGAATGTTTGTGTACACCCAAAAAGATATGACAGCCCACGAGAACCAATCAGACAAAATAGTTGGATTGTAATGCATTTGTCCTTTCGAATCATAGGTGGTCGCTTTCCTATCTCGAACGGAGTCCATGATAGCCGTTGCCTTGAATGAAGGAGTGGCGTAGCTGTCCGTATCAATAAACCATGGAGTAATGATAGTCCCCAGATTAATAAGGATATTCAACTCATTGAAATCTACCACAAGACATTTAGCAGAATGAATGTTAGAGAGCGTTTGTTGTAGTTTCTTTACTAATTCCGCAATCGCCTGTGGGCCTATATTGTTTGTATTTTTGTAAGCCCGATTAAATAGCTTCAATATCGGGTCCACATTATCTACAAACCGAGTAGTATATCCTACTGGCTTACCAGTCTTGGCATCGTAAATGACATCTTGAGGCAGTACAACTTGAGGGTCGGTGATAAGAGACAACTCCTGCATCTTCTGAGGCGGGAGCATTTTCTGGTCCGGTTCATGGTAAAGTTTATATACCATGCCGTTTTTGGTATAGATCTCAGCTTCTCCACCAGCCGCAAGATATTCCTTATCGGTGATAGTAACTTTGATTTTCTTTTGACCTATAACCAGTTCTTTTTTCACACAATAATAGCCGACACAGAAATATCATCACTATGTGTCATACATTCTTTGACACATTTCTTTTTGAATGCCGCTAGTCTTCTCTTGACGAAAATTCCCGTCGAACTCTTGAAACCAATGAATTCTTCGGCCAAATCCACCCAAAAAATCGAAGAGTTGTCGGCTCTTCTAAAACTCCCGATGCCATCTGAACAAACCGCCACGATGTCTCCCGGTTGTACGTTACGTGTGATGACAACGGGAGAAAATGGGGCTTGCTTTTCCATGGTTCTGATTTCCCTATCATAAACAGTAATCTCCTTGTATTCTTGGTCTGCCGATGAAGATTCAATATATTGCTGTTTTCGCTCAATATCCAATGAGTATGACAGATAATCAGGTGCTCCACTCGTCAGTTCAATCTTCATCATATAAAGACCTTCTGGCGATTTATGAAAGAAAACACCATCTCCGTACAGATATGCCTTGGCTATATTGTCTTTGACCCATGCCACGAGAAGGGTGGCATCCAGTGCTCGACTATTGAGCAATGGATATGTTAAGAAAAGGTTACTTGCTTTTCTGATTGTTTCTTCTCCAAACTTCTGGTAATCATGAACATAATCGGTTTGGAGAATTTCCCTTGCTGCCAAAGCCAACATTCTTGCTCCGATATCGACATCTGGCGATGCCGAACAACCGTCACAAAGGATGGCGAAAGCATCGAAAGGAGAACATTCAAATAACTTTTTCCCTGCTATAGCATAGTCTTGACAAACAAGATGGTCTTTGCCTATTTGGAAATCACAATCGGCATTCATGGCACAAGTTCCCACTTTTCGGAAACAAGTCCTCCATACATGTTTTTCGAACGAGTCACTTGAGCCTTTATTTCATTCTTATCGGCCAGATAGTTGAAAGTAGCTATATCTGTGAAACTTTTAACAACTTTCCCATCATAAGAAATATGCACACTATTCTTATCATGGAGGACATTTACAATTACCGTTTCATTAACCTCTGATTGAGGCATTACACTCCCCAATGTCAACCATCCTAATAGGACGATAATAAGCAACATTGCCAAAGAAACACCCAACAGATCATCATTGTCTTTATAAAGTGCTACTCCTGCAAAAACAATGAAAAGTGCTGTGATACAAATGAGAATTACTAGTAACATACGTATAAATAATTCAAAGGGAAGAGTCGGTATAACCAGCATTCATAATGTTGTTTTTCTAAACCGACATATAAATACATGGAAAAGTTGATTTTAGAAGGAAAAGTTAAGAGGTTGGCTGGCTTTTCCAGTGCCCAATGCCGAACTTGTGCTTGAGATACTTTGGCTGATGAACTGGGCCAATTTGGCGATTTTTCCGGGCGAAGCAGAACCTATGCTCACATAGGCATCGCATCCGGCGTTATCCTTGACATCCTTCAAATAGAAGTCAAGGTTCACATCGTCAGTAGTAACGCCAACAAGAATGACGTTCAAAGACTCCAAACATTCAGCCTTGCGAGCATTTTCCAAGGACTTCTTGATTACGGCAGGATCGTGAATTGTTCCACGATTATTCTGGCCGTCGGTAATCACAATCACGATACCATTGGCAGTGTAATCCTTTTGAGTGAGTTGCTTGCCATAGGTAGCTGTTGCTTGAATGGCTTCGTCCATTGCTTCAAACAATGCAGTCATGCCGCCGATTTGGAGAACGTTATCATAGTCCTTTTCTTGAATATTTTTCAAGAGCTTAAAACCATGAATCTCATACAACTCATCATCGAAATGAACCACACGAAACATGAGATTGTCGGCACGAGGCGATTTTGCCATCGCTTTGAAAACCGTCTTCAAACATTGTTCCAATTGAACAAGAAACTCGCTTACCGAACCACTAGTATCAATGACAACAGTTGCTAGTGTGTACTCCGCAGCTTCGAGGTCATCCATTTTAGTGGCACTGAACTTGTATCCAGATGCCGCCTTAAGAGCTTCAAGATTTTTGCTAAGTAAACTCATTTGTTTTCCTTTTCTAAACGATTACCAATCGACAGTTTTAGTAAGCCGCATACCACGACCAACCATTTCTTTCACGAAATCCTGACCCAACTTTTCAAAGCCGGGAACGTTACTAGAAGTGTCTTCAAGCAACACGAACTTCTTGATGTTTTCATCACCGAAATTATTGGCAATATCTCGAATGGTATTGGCAACACAATGCGAAAGAGCTTCACCTGTGATAAGAATCTCATCGGCTTCCAAAAGCGTATCAATAAGAGCCGTATTGAGCTTTGTGGTGGGGTCCGAATCATCCGGCACGTCAGCCATAACACCGCTATAGTGCTCGGTAAGGAAGTTCGAGCCTTTAGTGATGAAGTTCACTCGATTGATGGTCTTGGTTTCCCAAGCCACGAGAGCGTCTGCCACCAGCGGCGAAATGGAATGGCCACGTGTACCAATTAGACAATGCGGAGGCCAGATACAGAGGACATAACGTCCATTTTTCTTGAGTGTATCCACGTAGTGTTGAGCGTGCTGCTGCAAACCGGGGTGGAATGGACGCCACGTTCCATTTCGAACATCGTCATCACTAATGAGAGTGAACGGTTTTGGGTTTTCACCCTTTGAATTCACCCAAAAAATTGGATGGGCAATGTGAATTACCTGATGGCTGTCAAGGGTACAGTGAATTTCACTGATTCGTTGTTGATTGGCATTGATAAACGCAGCCAATCGTTCCATGTCTTTATCGGCTCCGGTGACGAAGAGTGCTCCCTTCGGGTCACAGAAATCGACTTGAGGATCAATTGTGATGAGATGTGTTTTTTTCATATTATGTATTTTGTATCGGTTTCTATTTCGATTTTACATGTGGACTATACATTATTTCCACATAGAAGTCAAGAACTTATTTTACTGCTTTTGTGTCAAACGAAGTAATCTATTCCTCCAACTTAAAAGCATTGCGAACAGAGAACGATGATTTGGAACAAACATGTCACCATTCAATGTATTAAGAGGAAGCCATTCAACATAGGCCAAATCATCGGAAGCTTTTAATTCGCCTTCCCAGACAGTTACCACATAAAATAGTGTCTTGATTTTATCTGGTAAATTGTGATAACGCCAGTCTTCAATTTTTCTTGAACCAATATATTCGAGTGACTTGCCAATGAGAGACGTTTCTTCCTTCAACTCACGAAGAGCGTCTTCTTCGTAACTGTTGCTGTTAACGTCGGCAAATCCACCGGGAAACCTCCAAAGAACTTCTCCCGGTTTCTTTCCCAAAAGCAGTATATCGTTTTTGAAATCAAAAACCGCAATATCCACCGTCGGATAACAAATAGGCCAACGATTTTGAGTAGCCCAAACAACACCCTTTCGGAAATCCTCCGAATTAATAGAAACAAGACCAGTCTCTCGGCGAATCTTCGTAGAAGAAATATTGTGGGTCGGAATGATGACTTTCCTCTCATAGCGTCCAGAGTAGGGAAAACAGTCTCGGCTACCGTATAGCGTTACTGTCTGAGAAGGACCAGCCAAAAGAGCAATCTGATAATCCAAATTACGACTCCACCGTTCAACATCTCCAACGTCATCGATTCTACAAATTTCAACGTTGGGATATTCAGTGTGAAGCATGTCAAACCGAATCTTGAAATCAAATGGATCACGCTGATTACATTTCAGGGGGGATTGCCCAATAAAGACAAATACTCTTGCGTGCCGACTAAGGGCAAAATCAATCAGTTCCTTATATCCAGCGTGAACATAAGGCGATTGAAACCTCCCTACAATAACACCAATATCAGAGACTTTTGGTGCGGGTTGGAAAATAGGAGTGTCTGTTTCTGTATTTTCCTTAAGTTCATTTGGACAATTACATCCGGGGTGATTTTGAGGAGTGTATGTTATCCCACAAAACGGACAATTCAATGTTGAATATTCGGCTGACATAATTAGATTTAGCAGTTGATTACATGTAATTATTCTACTTATTCAAGAGACCGGCCCGCCACGAGATACCCATTTACCGTCACGAATTTCGACGTGAGAATAAGACTCAAGGGTATCTTTCTTGGGTTCGGGGAGTTCGCCAGTTTCGGCGAAATGAATAAGGGCAGGAAGGAGCATTTTGACCATTTCTTGAGACAAATGCATCCTGCTAGGAATCTCGATATCACAACCGGGAAGCAAATCATAAAGACACTTCTCCTGCGGACCAAACCCAAATTTGGCTTGTCCTTCATTTGGGTTAACAGGTTCACGAGGGAAAATTCTGATCATACCTTCCCGATTAAGGACACCAAGCCAGATACATTCATCGTTGGGACAAGTGGACACTATGGAACTCTTTTTGATAATACATCTTTCACCGTATTTATCTTCAAATTCGTCGTATGCGAACCCACTGAAATTTCGCTTGAATCTCATAATGTTCTCGTTGCTCATCTTACAGCATTATACAGTTTTCCGACAAAAAGTCAAGTGGCAAAACGGTTTTGGATAATGCCATGATGTAGTGCATATTGCACCAGATGAGCCGGAATTTGAATGCCCAAGATTGTCCTCACATTGGCAAAATGAAATTCAACTGTTTTCGGGCTAATGTTTAATGTGTTGGCTATTTCTTTTATCGACATCCCTTCGGTGTAAAGCTTAAGAACGACTAGTTGTCGCTCCGTTAATGAGGTTTTCTTCGGCTTTTGAGCTTTTGCACAGGCGTTACAACATTTCTTACTCTCCAGATGCCATAATTGACATTTTGGGGAAAGTTTAGCTTTGCATCTTACAAGACGGTCCACTGGGCCGTCATATGGGACAGCTTCAATAGGGACGTTTCGATCATGCGATAGTTGCATATTATTCCTGAGTTGTGTTCGGGATTATTCCCGAATGTCCATCCCGGAATATACCTAATAACGGAAAAAAGTCAAGCGGTTTCTTTAGAGTATCACCGGACACAATGTTGTCATAACCAAATTCATTGGAGATATGTAACAGTATCCAATTTGATAGTCGGCATATGAAACTCTCCGCTTCTGAATATAGAGTTTTACGTAGCTTTTACATTTACTTCTAAACTCCACATAAAAAGCCCTTGAATCTTCAACTCGATATAACTCTTCCCCGGGTATCTCAAAGTTCTTCATTTCAATGTGCCGTCTCAAAAAATTCCACATACGGCCCACGCTTACCAATAACAACTCTGGTGTACCCAATTGCCAAATGCAATCCACTCTTACTAAGAAAAACAAAATTGTCGTTTCCCTCGTCAACGGATATATTCAGTCTTTTTCTCCAAGGTTTGCTCATTTCAAGAAGGGGTAAAATAAGAACCTGTTTTGCCACGCTTGCCTTGATAGTTTGCGTTTATCGGATTATATCCAATCCATACGTCTTGGTCGTAGAATTTCTCAATGGCAGTTTTATAAAAAGGAATAGTTTCGGAATCCACTGGGCGAAAATGATGAACATCCACTCCAACATTGAGCATATTCAGTTGGTATTTCCATGCAGCATGAACGTGGCCCACCAAATTAAACGCCTCTTCAATGCCTCTTGTAGGATAATGAGTCAACCAACATGCAATATCACCAAAACAATATAGCCTTCCTTCTCCTTCTGGAACTATTTGCTCAAAATAAGGTGCCAATTGTTCATCGGTAAACACTCGATCATGATTACCTCGGAATAAAATTTTCTTTCCGTTCATCTTAGCCACCCACGGAAGAAATTCCGGTGCTTTTTGATAACATACATCCCCTAGCATAAGAACTCTATCATTACAATCAACAAGAGCGTTATGCTCGGCAATAATATGGTCAACCATATGAATTGGATCGCCGGAAAAGGGTCTTCCCATTAACTCAAACCGGTTTTCACCCAAATGCCAATCGGCGGTAAGCCACGTTTTCATGATTACCATTTCAAAAAACCACCATAACTTTGGTCCACAATTGAGACCATTTCTGGGGGGAGACGCATTTTTGTTTCAGCCAGAATTCCAAGGTTAATACTTTCAACCCCATAATAGTGTTCAGCAATAGCTCCGGCAATTGCTGCGACTGTATCCGTGTCCCCCTTAGAATAAATCGAAAGACGAATGGCATCCTCGAAACTTGTTGATTCAAAAAAACAAATTAGAGCTTGAGGGACCGTTATATTGCATCGAACATCTCTCTTGGACCACTCATTCCGAACAGTTTCAACGTCTGGGGTTAGGTCATATCCCGAAAGTTTCGATACGGTTTGTTGAATCTCGGCCTTGTCGTACCTGTCTCCTTTTTCGGTGCGATACCCCGCCATTATCATAGCAGTCACCGCCGCTAATGCGCCATTACGAGCCTCTTCGCAATTATGCGTCCACTCAGTACTATCGGAAACTTGTTTATAAGCCCATGCCAATTGGTCTTCAATTGTCATCGGAACCATATTACCTTCGTTGTTGACAAACTCTCGATTAAGAGCCCATAGAGCAATCGGACTGATACGCATAACCGCACCGTTACCCCGACTGTCATTCTTGTAATTTCCTCCTTTCTCGGCCCACTCAACAAAAGAAGAACCATAACCAAGATTGGGATTTTTCTTGTACCACTCTATAAACTTCTCATGAAAGGGAACTCCCGTTAGAAGGGAATCGGCAACTGCGATAGTGAGATTGGTATCGTCGGTAAACTTAGCTACCCCATACAAGAAAAATGGATGATAGTCACGTCTATCGACAGTGAGGCGGTCTCCTTCATAAGGTGAACCAGCGATATCTCCAATAATTGCTCCAATCATACGTTATATTTTCTTTTGCTTATGTAAACCGGACGACCGATAAACAAGTCAAGGAACCGAACTTTGACTCCGGCTTCCTCAAACATTTCTTTTGAAATAGCATTATTCCACTTCGGATCTTGAGAAAAAATTTCAACTGAGGGACGATGTAAAACAATCTCCTCAATTCCAGCCGACACGATAATACCCGCACAAGTAGGACAAGGCCATGCACCAATATAAAGCGTGCTATGGTTGGTGGCAATCCCATATTTGGCAGCACAGGCAATGGCATTAGTTTCGGCATGAACTGTCCACAAATACTTGTTATCAGTGTTTAATCTCTCAGCCGAATCATAAACTTTTGGAGGGAGACCGTTATAACCAAACAAAATTGGGCGTTTTTCTTTTACAATAACCGCACCAAATTTTGTTGACGGGTCTTTAGATTTTGTTGCTACTTCCGCCGCCAGCCGCATGAAATACATGTCCCATGAAGGTGGAACATAATCCGTGAAAGGTTCACCAAGAATTCCTGCCACAGGTTCGCCCCTTTGGTCCAGATATTCCTGTTCTACTTTAATTCCGCATGATTGATCAGGATTCATTGAGTTTATTTAGTTCGTTGGATGACAAAGGTCTATTTGGACAACGGTGTGGAGCTTTCTTTTCGTAAAGCACCCACATACCATTAATCGTTTTCCAGCGGAGGTTTTTCTTGCCGCAAAAACGGCATAAAGGTTTTATCCGCTTCGATGACACTTTGCCCATATTCCGGAACATAACAAACCAATGAAAAAAAGTCAAGCAGAAAAATCAATTCTTTGCTCCAAAACAAATATACCAGCACGATTACGATAAAGTCGCTCGTTGAGCCATTGTTTTTAGCATAAACATTATGGCATACTTGAGGATACGCTTGTATGCTGTGGGGTTTCCTTTTTGAATCATTATTGTTTCTGGACTCATGAGACCATTTTGTTGGAGCCACTTGATAATCTGTTGTGGTTTAACCTTTTTGAGGTTTCTCTTTATCCATTCTATTTCCCCTCGTGCCAATGCCATCTGTTCCCATTTAATGTCATGATATGCCGTCGCTTTGTACATTTTTCGAAGAGCCGGTGTGGCCATTCCCTTGTATTGTTTTTTCTGAATTTCAATATCTTGTTTGACGTGGACCCATTCGTGATAAATGCTTTCGGCAACACCATCCCAATCGATTTTTTGAATTCGTAACGGTCTAAAACGATTTGAAACATTATGGGCAAGATTAATAAATACCTCTTTTTGCCCATCACCTTCGAGAGATGGAATGTATCCTGCCTTAATACCATTATCAGGTTCGTAAATGAACCTCCAAAATACAGAGTTCAATTTATACTTAGGTGCGAGAACATCATTAGTGTGGTTTTTCAGTGCCGCACAGATAGCATTACTAGATGCGTTTTTGTAAAGATCGGAATGCCTCTTATAGAAACGTTCCAATGCTTTTACCATCGCATCAATTGCTTTTTCTTCTTGTGGCGGTATGTTGACGACACCTTCTAAGAGCATACGTATAAATATGCCCATTAAGTCGGTTTTTGTCGCCTTTTTGATAAAAATTTTGACCGATGAAGTTTATTCTTTCTCTTCGGCTTTCACTACACCGGACCACTCTTTGCAGTGTGAGCAGATACCGATTTGATTGAGGCGATCTCCACAAATTTCTCCGTAAATGGGAGCACCACAGCATTCAGACAGAAACCGAGAATTAACTTCCAATTCATCGAATTCATTGAACTCTTCTATGTCTCTCATACGTCTTTGTAATGTTTAATGAACTTATGAAAGTTTTATTCGTGTTCTTCCAATTCTGCTTTATAAAGCTGCCAACATTTCTTTAAGCTTTTTGCGAAGAGGTTGACGTTCCACTTTACCGTCCAAAGACCCATATTGGAGGTACTCATCAAGAACTTGAAGTATGGCATACATTTCTCGGTATTTTTCAGCGAAACGAGCGTTTGCTTGCATAGCGATAACTTCGTTTTTGGTTATACCTAAGTAGTTGTCATCTTCACCACACAACTCATCTGCCTTGGCCTTTGCCAGTTTCATCGCCTCGTCATCGAGTTCTCTTAAAGTTCTCATATCATCAATAATATCAATTCCAGTACAAAAGTCAAGCGGGAAGTTTCCTTCCCGCTTGATTCGCAGCAAACGAATTACGAGCTAAAGCTGATATCCAAGTGAAATGGCAATATTTTTACACTCACGACGGGAAAGGCCCGTGCTGCGATCTCGCCGCTTAATAGCGGACTGGATTTGTCGAAGGGTAGGCTTCTTGCCAATCTTATTGCAGTTGATAAGATAGAGATTAATACGACGAATCAGTTCCGCCATGTCAAGTTGAATAGTCCTTTTTGCCGAAGGTGCCGGTGCCGAAACAACCCGATTAGGATTAATTGGAGGAAGCGTGACTGCTGTCGGAAGGGAAGTTGGAACCTGAGTTGAAGCCGGAGTCTGGGCCGGAGTCGTCAAACCGAAGTTCGGATCAGCCGAAAACACCCGATATCCGAGGTTCGGATTATAATGATAATTCAGCGGTGGAAGACCGTTAGCGAGGCAATTCTGGTACAATTGTTCAAAAATTGCATCTACCTCACTTTTGCGAACATTGAACCGATTGGTGGCACCGGGATTGGTGTCCTCAATCTCAGGAATCTCCAAAAGGCCGTCATTGCACTTCTGGCGAAGAGCCTTGGTGATGTCGTAGCGAGAGAAAGTCTGTCCAGAGTTGACGAATTCCTGAACTTGCATGAGGACAGCCGTTTGCAGATTTACCGACGGAATTTGATTGCACATATATTTGGTTGTTTATTTTGGACCTATTGTTTCTTACAAATCCGTTTTGTATTTTATGTTGGTTGTATTATATGGATTTTCGGGAAAATGTCAAGCTTTTTATTTGTTTTCAACACTCACGAATTATCCCACCGAGTAAGCTTCTACAATTTTGCCTTGTAAGTTGACGATATCAACTTGATCAGCACCGGAGGGACTAAGGCGACCTTTGTAACGTTCTTGTACAAAAGCACGAGCTTGTTCCAAAGTGTCTTTCTCTTCAATTAGGATAGTCTCATTGTCAAACGTATCCCAATGATAGATACCGAAATTCTTTGTGTGTGAAATAGGCATATTACTTTTTACATTCTAAAAGGTGAGTGATTTTGACCTGACTATTACGATAGACAACAAATTCGTCATTATACAAATCGGCCCCGCCTTTGGCGTAGATGGAGTCATAACCGGGATCGGCACCATTAAGTTTCTGTTTGGTAACCTGTTGAATTCGACCCATAGCAAACTGACAGACAAACAACCAAGCCGCATCTCCCTTGCCGCCTTGACCCCAATGTCCAATGCTATAATTCAGCGATTTGGTCGAAACATTAGCACCATAGATACCATTGCCAAACATCTTACCGGCAATCGCAGCAGTGCTTGGAGGGGAAGTTCGAAGACCAGTTTTGAGAATGGAAAGTACATTTGCCTGAGACGTACCATGCCAAACTTCCCTAATAGGAATAGTCTTGGATTCGAAAGCTTCCGTCATAGCGTGAATGTTAACCGTGTAAATCTGAACAACACGATATCGAAACGCATCTCTATGCATCGGTTTTTTTGAAGTTTCGAACCACCGATTGAGACGGTCGTACTCCGGACCAGCGGCGAGAATATCCAAATCCACTTGGAAAACCTGCTCCATGGGAGGTTGATTCCCCGATGGAGTAGTAGGTTTCTGAGTCTGCAATGCCTGATAAGAGGCTTCCAAAGAGTCTAATACATCAGATTGCTTCTGAACGGCAGTAATGTCGGGAAAGATAGTGTTAACGTCAAATCGTTTCATTCCCACATTTTGAGGGACAATCCGCATATAACGATTAAACGCATCCCGTACTTTAGTTGAAGTATAATCTCGGCGAGACACACCTTGATTGATAACCATTAAAAGATTGCGAGCCTCAGTAATACCATCGGGGGTAACGATACCCAGAGGAGTGGAAAACAATCCCGTGCTGGAATTGAAAGTAATTTGGGTAGAAGACGTAATACGATGAACATTGGCTTCCACCAAACGGTCAATAAGTCGATTTAAGGTCGGACTGCCAGATTTGGCAATTTGGGCTCGGGCGATTTGCTTTAATTCAGATTTTTCCACTATTTTACCATGAGTCGTCACTGAGGAAGTGGGGCCTCCCACAGTCTTCAATTCAGTATAGCCCTTTCTGGCCTTTTCACGTTGCTTTTCAAGAAGGAAAGATCTTCCGGCACCGGGAAACAATTTGGATTGACCAGAGTGACCGACACGGCCCCAAAGGGTTTCTACATCACCACTATCATAAAGTCTCCCGGTCCACCAACGATTCATATTTGAATCTGCCTCAACGTTGATTAACCGAATTTCTTCAATGACGCTTGCCATATGATGCGAATTATACGAAGAGTTTAAAAAAAGTCAATAAAAAGTTTTTCAACAACAGGATTTTTCCCGGTTCGCCAATATAGATGAATTGATTCAAGCCAAATACTTCAATGCGAAGTAATTGATGGTTAAGTGGAGGAAGTTGTCAATTACGATATAAATCCAAATGGTGATAAAGAAATGCCGAGGTTTGCCCCACCACTGAGGATAGACACGTTCAACATTATTCTGAATTTTCATCCCATCAACTGCAAAAATATCCCTTTGAGCAGCCGTAGTATAAGGTGAATCGTCGTAGTGTCCTGTAGCATCACAATATTCATAGGGAGGATATTTTCCCGTGGGAAAGTGATTCTTTAACCAAATTAATCGCTTCAAAGGAGTATGAAATCGGTCAATAAAGAAATGCGTCACTCCGATAACCAACAATGCCTTCCAACTTGTGGTAAGCAGAAGGAAACAGGAAGTATAAATAAGAACGTGAACGAGACAAGGAATGGTTCGTTTACTCTTGTTCAGTGCCATCCAGTCTGATTGAAGAACAAAGTCTCCTAATATATGAACTAAGAGTTGATTCATAATATCCTTACATGTTTGATACCAAAGGCGTCTTTGAAATCAATTAAGGCTTGCTCGGCAGCGTAACCATAGCTTTCATCATTATGAATCGTCAAGATTTTTCCGTAATTATCCTTCTCAATAGCCTTGGAAATATGATAATGCTTTCGTTCATCACTATATTGAGAGTGAATACGATGGGCAATTTGCTTGTCATTCAGGCCACGTCTTTTCAAACGCTCATACCGCAATTTGTCACTAGTTGTTACGAGAACAACATTGTTATTGCAAATATGGGTCATTTTGAACTCAGCCAAAAGGGCGGCGTTAACTAAAATAATACCCTTGCGTCCTGCCAGAGAACGGCGAATGGCGGTCATGAGGGGCTGATACATGATAGCATTCAGCTTCTCTCGTTTTCCAGCGTCAGCGAAGACTCGGTTTCCAAGTTCCACTCGCTCTTGTTCTGTAAGAATATCGGTCTCGCATTCCACCTGTCTCGATGAATCCAAAAAGAACGTATTGCGAATCGCTGCCCGAACTGCTTGATGGGCGGGAAGATTTACACTCTGAAACAGAATAAATTGAGCCAATTTGTCAACGTCCAACTGTGAGACTTCTTCACTAGCCGACATCAGATGGTCACAATACCAATTTTTACCGGAGGCAATATTCCCAGTAACGCCGATAATTTGAACTCCATTCTTTACTTCAATGGCTCGCTTCACCCACAGCGGGACATATTCATGAATAAAACCAGCATGATTATACAATTCTTTCACCGCCGTCGAGGAAATATGCGACAACTTTGGATCTCCACTAATAAAGTACGTTTCAATACCGTTCTGTTGCGAGACATTCACATCCCGTATTAGTTTCTCAAAATCATAGTCTGCCCAATTCCGAACACCCCGCACGATAGTATTAATATTGTAGTCAAAGGCCAAATCAGTGAGAAGCTTAGTTGAGTCTGATAAGGCAACCACGGTTATAATGGGATTTTTCAGATGGACGCCATTAACATTTGTGGGTCCAGAATTAACCACGAAAGGTCGCAGGGAATGTTGAACCATCTTCACCCGCTCCTCCAAAGTAAACATGTAATTCTTCGCCGGATTATTAGCCACAACCACCATCACATTAAACGTTTGGGTGGCTCGCTTGATAATGTCGATATGCCCGAAATGAATTGGGTCAAAACTTCCGGCGATAATTGCTCTAGCCTTTTCCATACTTTTCCATTACTTCTTTGATTGAATCCTTCCAAGCAACCTTGGGGTGGTCTTTCAACTTATCAATCAACCACAAGATATTTTCATCGGATTGCATGGCAATGATTCTATCACATTTTTCTTTGACAATAGCATCAGTCTTGACAACTCTACTGTCAACCTTATTCATCTTACCAATCCAAATCTTGTCGGTGACGTGGAAAGACATTCTATCAAACAATTCCAATGTCTCTTCTACCGTGCCTAACATTGGTTCCATGCTGACGCTCGTGGCAAATCCCTCTTTGTATGCCCAAAATAAACAAGCCAATCTTTCTTTAATAGAGGGGGCTCCCGGTTCCCAAAACTTAGCGGTATCTTCGTCAGATGTTCCAATGGTAAATCGAAACAAAATTTGCCCTCTCCAGAATGCCAATGTTTCACACAAAGCCTTGATACATTCCAAATGAGGTTTAGATACAATTAAAACGTTATTACCATTGGCCAACAATTTGGTTAACGTTTCGATGGCGGGAACTAAATAGAAAGGAGTAATGTCATGGGTTGTCGGGAACATGACCCACCCCTTTTTCTTATCAGTGGCAGGAAACTGAGTTTTCAACTTCTCGGAGGTCCATTCGGTATCCGATTTGATTTTACCGTCTCGTTTGGCTATGGACCTTGCATAGCAATATCTGCAACCATGAGAACAACCAGTTCCAATATTATAGCTGAATTCGGCCCATTCTCTTGTTCCTGTCTTTCTCTTGTTCACGGTTCGTACCTGCAAATGTAAAGGTCAAGGTCGGTTTCGTCTTTGAAAATCGTATCGATAATTGCTCGCACAATTCGCCAGTCACCACCTCCCAATGTACAACCCATATTATATGGTAGGCCCAATTTTGTCAAGCCTTTCGATATGGCATGATTCTTAACCCTTTCAAGTCCTTCAACCATAGGATCATACAAGGTTTGTCGTCCATGACCAAAAGTATATTGACTGTAGAGATTGTAAATTAATTTTCCGGGATATTTCTTTGCCTCAGCATAAGTGAATGTACCCAATTTACTTCGGTCCCCATACGCAGAATTTCGCTTGTCTGCCTCATACGTCTCTGGAAATGTATCCCGAATCTGTTTGGCGATACCTGCTCCGAAAGTATGAAAACAGTTTGCTTGGTGGACAATTCCCGAAGGAGTTTCCTGTTCAACAAGCCATGTGAGCAAATTCTGATTTTCCAAACTATAAATCATATCCTGATTATACCCCAGTAAAGGAGAAAGTCAAGGAGATTATAGTCGTATCTTGCTCTTTCGGCGTTTTGAAACTTCGTTAAACTTTTGGATTATAGCCTTTTCAAGATTAATTCCGGCAGCAGCGGCCAAAAGATCGGCGTACACCACAACATCAGCTATTTCTTTTCCAAGCTCTTTAATGTCCTTTTTTCCTCCTCGGTCACCCCGAAGCATTTTCTTTGTAAGGTTACAAGCTTCTCCACATTCCCCGGCCATGGCATTAGACCATTCAGCCAGAGACCAATCAGAAAGACATCGCTTAAACGCTTCTCGACAACGACGAACATTAGTTTCTCGTAAACGACGAAATGTCAAAGGTTCTTTCATTGTTTTCTAGTTCCTTGATTTTGGAAAACCTTATCGATTGGAAAAATTTCTTTTCTTAGTTCACCGTTTCCAAGGATAGCATTTACGGCAAGGAATAAGTTCGTTGGTTGCAGAATCTTTTCCGACAAATCCACGCCCATAACACCGTTTACAGTTCTTTTTTGGTGGCCACGGAGCACGAAGTTTGTTACCTTCTTTGTCTTCCAAAACAACTGGACCTTTTGGCTCCGGTGGTTTCGGCTTTCCTACAACTGTACTTTCCAGCGTGTATTCTACTTGTTCGTTCATACGTCAAAAAATTCGAATTCAGTCTGTGGGATTTTGTAAAAGTATTCGCCTTTTTTCATGAAGCAATTACTCGATTCTTTTGGGCTTTGTAGTTTTATAAATCGTTGAATTTTGGCGGCACTTATGAAACCGAGACGTTTATAATTCTTGGATAGAATAACATAATGAATGTTGCCATCCTTAAAAAACTTCGCCTTTCTTTCCGGAACATTTACTTCGTCATATGGGAAATCACGCTTATTCCAACTATTTCGATGTTCCACTTCGACTCTTAACTTACCATCTTCCGTAATCAGGTCGATGTCACATTTGTTTGGATGATCAACGAGAATTATATCTCTCTCGGCGAAAAACTTCTTTACGACAATTCTTGATTTTGGGTCATTATTCGCATGAAGTTGCTTATCAAACGGTTTGCTTCTTCCGATCATTACGTCTATCTTTTTTAACTAATTTCCATAGTTTAACCATGGTTTCATCACGGTTCTCCAAATGATTTTGTTTCAAATGGGATTCAACGCAGTGGGGACACGTTGTTCGAATCCACCCACCACTACTTTGTGTCACGAACTCATTGGTAACACCACATTCTTCACAGGTTCGATATGCCATTGCTTCTGCCATTCCAACAAGACCACGAATATAATCATCTCCGCCAGAATAATAAAAACGAAGTCCTCCAAATTTTTCTTTAACTTGGTGAGCCACAACTTGAGGAACGGGCGGTCCCGGCTCAAATAGCTCTCTCCAATAAATCCACTGATCTGGAAAATGTAGAGTTTCCACAATCCAATTCCATACACGAGCACAATAAATTCTAAATGTCTTTTTGTAAATATATGGAGGATTGTCAATGTAATTCTGAATACGAGTACAAAGAGCATCTAAAATAAAGAACCAACCGTCTCCACAATCCATTCCCCATGCCATACATGTTTTACGTGGGTCTCCACCATAATCGGCAAAAATTTTGGGGTATTTTTTTACCAAATACTCTTCAAGGTGTCTATTCATAATATTCTTTCCAGAAACCAACCATTCCCTTTATTATGTTAAGGTAAAGGCGGATAATTTTGTTTTCCCAGTATTTTCCCGATCATTTCTTCCATTTCAGCTTCGACTAATTTGTCTTCTGCTAATTCGGATTCTTTTAATGAGTCTGCACCTGTGAAGTTTGTGTTGCCCTGTAGTGTTTTCCGAATAATATCAGCCATGACCATTATCAGGTTATCCGCACCATTCGGATTGTCTGTTGCAAACCCACGACGGTCTAGTTCATCGGCAATTTGTTTAGCGGCTTCAATGTAGGTAGCGGTTGCCATACTTTCAATCAAATTTTTGTTCATAAATATAAAAGCCTTTCTGTGATATCGCCTGAGAACGTATCACAGAAAGGCGTGAAGGTCAACTTATTATAGTGAATTGATCTTGGACTCTACCAAAAACCCCTACGCTTTTAGGGTGGGTGTGGTTGACTAATGATGGTCAACTTTTTGAATTGGTTTCTTGTCCATAATGTCTTTGATTTCCGAGAAACTCAAAGGTTTATGGAACAAATCCCAACCGACATCCAAAATCTTTCCGTAACTAGATTCGGGACGGGTAGTAGGGAGACTTCCGTGTGAATGACCACAAAGGCACCAAGAACCATTGTGTCTTTCATTCCATATCTGAAAAGCATAATGAGAAAGTATAATCAACTGTTTGTTGACAACCACTTCGTGATAATGCCCCAGATAGGTAATATTCTTATACCTCACGGGGTAGATCCAATCGAATCGGACACCGGGGCCAATTACCTTGTCCCTTTCGGGACGATAAACCGTCTTTTCGTGTGGATTATTATGGTTTCCCCAAAGACACAAAACATTCCTACAAACAATTTGGTCAAGGTATCTATCCAATTGTTCCATCGAGGTATTCAAACACAAATCTCCAAGATTAAACAATATGTCACCCTCACGAACGTATTGGTTCGTAATGTCGATAATACTCTGTGTGTGATGCTCCGCAGATGTATATCCACGAGCTTTCCATATGAACTCTTTTTGATGACCAAGATGCCAGTCGGTTGTAAACCAGACCTTTAATTCTGGCGACTCAGTAATACTAAACATATTTAGGATTTTCTATTTACTATGTTCAAAAGACACTTCAACACTTCAACCGTTTGGAGTACATCTGTTTTGGCATTATGTAACTCTCCTTTTGATGGAAGTTTGAAATATTCCACCAACGAACCCAACGAGCCAGAAACATCCCTTGGGAATAGACCAGCGGCTCTCAAGAATTGAGCAGCATTTCCGGTGTCGAGCACTCGATAGGATACGAAATTTTCCCACGAACCTTGACTAATCAAAGTCGGGTATATCCTGCGAACATCAAATGCAACGCCGTGACCCACCGGAATAAGCTTTTCACCCTGATAATTCTTCTCAATGAACTTATAGAGCAAAGTTTTGGCTTCTTTGTAAGGAATAGCAACCTTATCGTGCTCAATGAGATTGATTTTGTTAATTTCTAATGCACGAGCGGTAGTAACGTAGTTTCCATCATCGGGCTTAACCTTCAAGTCAAGTTCGTCAACCACACAAAAATTCTCATTTAATACCGCCAAAAACAAGGTCAAGAGACTAGTCTCGGGTGTAACCCCTCCAGTTTCAGTATCTAAAGCAATATAAGTATTCATTTTAACATATGCTACGGATTTTCAAACAGAAGTCAATAACAAAAAACCGTCCCCTTCGGAGACGGCGATAAGAAAAACAAAAGTTATTAACTTATCATTGATTTCACTACCAGTCAAGAAGTTTATTCATAATCTCGAATGGCAATGATTTTGGCAAATCGAGGAACCCCATCAGGAGTATAGTTTTGGAATCGCACAGTTGCCTTTTTGCCAATGACTTTCTTCTTTTCGACCAAAAGGCGGCGGAAAAAGTCACGGTTTCCTTTAGAATCACATTCAAAAGTTCTTCCTCCCTTGAGCTTTAGAACAACCCTTCCCATCATTCCGGAACGGTTACCATCGCCTTCCAAAACATCTACGATTTCAAATTCATCATCCTGAAAAAGCTTATATTTGAGAATAAGATATGAACGCTTATCGGGTTCATAGTCGCCTTCGGGAAGGTTCATCATACAACCTTCAAACCCTTGCTTGACACATTCTTCCAAGTACTTGTCAATATCCGCCTCAGAAAAGATAAGAGTGTGCTCACAAAGCTTAATCCAACGATTGTTTTTGAACCGTTCTTGAATGTTTTTCTTAAGCCATTTATACCTTTCAGTATAGCCGCCCTTAACGGAAGGCACGTCGAAAATATGATATTCGAGATTGGCTTCACTCTCTACCAAATCAGCCTCCGTCGGCTTTTGCTTTTTGGCAAGTGAAATTATTTTATCAAAATCCGATTTTAGGGCGTGAGTATAACACTCTCCATCAAGAACCAAATTGGGATTCTCTACAAAAAGTTGTTGCAATTCTCTCGTGATATGAGGAAAGGAAACAAACTTGTTGCCCAAACGAGACCATGCGCCTTCACGGTTAATAATACACCGGAGACCATCCATTTTAGGACTTGCCCAAACACCTTTTTTCCAATCAATGGGACGACGACTTTCAATGGTGTTGTCATCTTTCAACTTGACATATTTTTGGGCAAGCATTGGAGCGAAGAAACGCATCTTGTCAATGTCAGCTTCATCCTGCCAATAGCCGCCTTGTTTAAGCTTCTTCTGCATTGCAGCCTTGGCTTCTTTATGAGCTTGTTCTTCACCAGTAGTTTCGTTGGCTCGGCCAATGTTCTTACCTTGGCAGATTGTCCATTCCGTAGTGGTTAAGATTCCATTTTTTTGACCCGTAATAAACCTGTATTTATTTCCCTCAACTTCAACTTGCCAAGTCTGAACGGCACCTGTATTGGTGCGGGAATACAGCACCGGATAAGGATTAATCTTTTTCGCTTTCTCCAGAAAATCGTCTAGTAATGACATGCTAATATCCTACCTATTTGAGGGCAGAAGTCAACTGTTTTCTGATTTTCATTAGCGATTTGATTCTTCGTCGGGATTGTCACATTCATCTGTTTCATCGGATTTCCCAGAAAAGCCGTTAAAAAGATTCTGAATACCAACAGAATCCGAACGGCAACCGGAATGAAATCCCAACGTTTTTTCCTCAGTATTACCCGTTAAACGAAGGGCTTTATTATCATCAAAAAACTTCAAGTATTCTTCTTGGTCCCGATAAGCACAGGTAAGCATGAGATATGCCCGAATCTTATCATGTTCAATCCAATGATACAAACGAGCAAGAACATGTAACTTCGCCAACTTCGAATTTGAAGTCTTTTTTCCTATTCATACTGCTATGGGTGCTTTAATGGTTGGATGTGGGTCGTATCCCTCAAGTTTTATATCCTCGAATTGAAACTTAAACAAATCATTGATTTGAGTATTCAACCACAATCGTGGTAAAGATTTAGGAGTTCTAGAGAGTTGTTCTTTTACTTGCTCCATGTGATTTTCGTAAATATGTAAATCTCCGGCTACGTAAGTCAAGATACCGGGATGCATATTTACTACTTGAGCAGTCATTGCCAATAGTAAAGAATAACTTGTAATATTGAACGGCATTCCGAGGAAAAAATCGTTGCTCCTGATATACATTAGAAGGTTTAGACGGCGGGTTGGAATATTCAATGCGTCATATTGTTTTTTATTTAACTCATGAACGCTAGTCCATCCAACATTATGCCCTCGGGACTCGGCAATATTACATCTTTCCAAATCGGTTAACTCTTCGGTATTGAAATGAAATAAACAATGACACGGTGGCAATACACAATGGTCAACCCAATAAGGATGCCACGCACTAACTATTATACGGCGGTCATCTGGATTTGTCTTGAGCGTGTCAACTACTTTATGGAGTTGGTCCACGACTCCAAATACTTCTTCCTCCTTGTAATAGTAATCAATATTTGGGATTTTCCCGTCGTAGGATAGTGTCGCAGCCTCGGGGTTATCTTGGAAAAACTTATCATCCGGACACCAAAAAGGAAACGCTCTCCACATGCTACCATAAGTACCTTCTCCAAGATTTCCCCATGTGCGAACCCACCGGTCGTCAGCAGGAAGGTCTTTAAGACGCCTTATGAATGCATCCATATTTGGACAGTCTTTAGTACCACATGCATCATTATATCGTTTGTAGGCCCACTCATTCCAAATACTCACCCCATTATCCACAAGGTATTTGATGTTGGTATCACCTTTGATGAACCAAAGGAGTTCATGAACGACGGACTTGAAATGAACTTTTTTTGTTGTTAGAATTGGAAAAGCATCCATTCGAACTTCAAACTTGGCCATTTCACCAAAAAGACTAATAGTGTCAACTCCGGTGCGATTCTTTTTGCATCGGCCATATTTGAGAATATTTTTTAAGAGCCGAAAGTACTCTTCGTCGGTTTGATTCCCATTACCTTTGGGATCATTTGTAAGAGGGAAAGATTGAAGACAACACTCGTTTGCCGAAATTATTTCAGAAGTAGTCATTTATTTTATTTCCAGTATTTCACAATCCAGAAGTTTTTAGTTTCTCGAATTACTGCCCCATTAGGAAACAAGTGTTCAAATTCGGGCATATAGGTATCTCCTTCATATTCTTCTAGAATATGAGTAACATAGATACTCGAACAGAGAGGAAGAAACTCTTTATAGACTTTGGCCCCGCCACAGAGCCACATGTTTCGAAATTTCTCCGGATCTTTATGAAATTGTTCTACTACCCATTCACCGCTTACGTAGCATGTAGAGGTTCCCAATGGAGTCAAAAGCTTTGCCCTATCAGTTGTCAAAATATATGTGAACCTTCCGGGAAGAGGTTTTCCAAGTGCTTCAAACGTAGTTCTTCCCATCAACAGGTTTTTGCCCACGGTACTATCCTTGAAGAATTTTAAGTCCTCGGGATAGTGCCAAGGAATTTTCCCACGGTATCCAATAACCCGATACGGGTCCATTGCTGTTATAGCTCTCATTATATTGGTGTTTCAGTATCATCGGTTAACCAAGTGGCGGCAATGTCTCCAGTTTTCTCCATCCACTCAAAACATCGTTTAGCGGTTCGTGGACTGAAAATACAAAATACCATCCAGAGCATCATTCCACCCAGACCAATCGTCATCGCCCAACAGATTACTGCTATTAATCCAAAAAAATCGTTTTAAAGGTTTCATATCAATAAAATTCAGCAAACTTTGCCTTAAGGACATTAAATGTTTCTTTATCTTGCCACAAAATAGCATTACTTGCCATTGTGGACCATGGCTCCGGACAGTTGGAAGAAACAAACTCCAAAAAAATTGTTTCCTTCTTGGTGAGCCGTTTTTCCGAATTTCCCCTAGTATTATTTTCTAGAATAAGAGCGTCAACAATCCGCATGGCGTTATATTTGTCAGTAGCATGAGCCATTACTTCTTCCTGACCGGCTCCAAGTGTATGCCAAACTTCAATCGGGCGAGTGGTTTCCCACCCATCTTCAAGGAAACACCAAGCCCAATCGTTTCCGTATTTTTTACTCATAGTCGTTCAACCTCTTATTTACTGTTGACGATCTTATTCATACTTTGGAATCATTTCCAGAAGCTTACCGTTGTCTTTGGTGAAGACCCAAGCATCCTTAGAAACCCAACGAGTTCTCTGAACAACGCTGTCTTGAACCTGAACTTCAAAGATTTCTTTTACAATAAGCCTACCGTTCTTCTGGCTGTCGGTAAAATCCGTAGCCCAGTTGATACCCTTCTGATGGAGCATTTCATGCATATCAGATTGGCTCTTGCCGTGAAGTTCTTTGTGTGAATAGTTAGCCTGAGCAACCATTGACACAGAGTTTCTTACACAATCTTGCTGACGCCATCGGAAGTAGTTCATTACTTCCACTCGATCAGGAATGGTAAACCCCCGGCAGTCAAAGTAAGCTGATGGACAGCTTTCAATGAATTTCCATTTCTTTCCTTCACCCTTTGTCACCATTGTCATAGCTTTGTCATCTTTATCCCAAATCCAACGGGCATAACGATTGCGGTTGAATTCCGCAGTCATGATGCTGGCGGCAACGGAAACCATTTTTTGAAGGTTTCCATCAAACCAAGCCGAAGTAGATGGCTTCGCAAAATCCGTTAGGAGAACAGAGATTTCGTCGCTCTGGGTGTAAGCAAACACCGCACCCTGTAGTTCAGAAAGCATCGCAATGATTGCGGCATCAATATCCTCAAACAAAGCACTGTCAAATGGCTTCTCCAAACCACGAGTGTACGTGTGGAATGCCTTACCATCCAACCGAAGAATAGTGTAAGTCCGCCGAGGCAGAAGGAACCGAGTCCTGTCCTCATACTGCGATTTCATTCTATCACCAAGCTGATCTTCCATGGTGACTACTATAACAAGAAGCGGCTAAAAAGTCAAGCGGATTATATTGTGTCAGCGACGATAATGTATTCGAAGTTGATGGACTCGCCTTGCATGTGAGCAAAACGCTTCCTCATGTGGTTCTCAAACTTATTGCGTGCCTCAACGGTGCTCGAAGCATTGACCATTTGAGTAACAACTTGTTCGAAGGGTCCGGAAATTCCGAAAACTTTGATAATAACTTTACATTGTATCCAATATAGCATATGTGTGTCTCCTAAAATGGACAGGATATTAATTTATCCTCTTCCACGATTACGCATAAATATTTGTACCGTTCCGTAATACGTGGATTTTTTGGGTACACTGCGTAAAAATTCGTCCCGTCGGCATGTCTATAAAAAGCCGCTACATTTCCCCTTCCTTGTCCGTAATCTGGAATATCGAAATAGACTTCTTCGCCGGGGTCGAAACGGGGTGGTTTATTCGATTTTGTATCAGTCGATTTTAGCATCAAAATGCTTTTTGTAACTCCGGCATTTCGTCGTGATTACATTGAGCAAAAACGACGTTTCTTCCGGACTGAGTTTTTGAGAAGTCTTTACTCGTTCAATAAACTGTTGTTGAACAAGGCGACAAAGATAACGTTGAGTTGAGGGTTCTTTCACAGAGAAAAGATTCCTCAAAACAGCACCTAGTTCGCTCAAAGTAGAACTGACGTATCTTCTCGAACGTGGATTGTTTTCAACAATTTCCGCCAGCTTAATGGCGGCACCCGAATTACCGAACGGAGTTTTCATTTTGTTGGAGGAATAAAAGGAACTTTCGGTTTTCCCAAATGTGGAAACTTCTTGGTCCATTTGGACCAGTCAAACTGAAAATCATGTCGAACTTCATGTAATCTCATTGGAGTTGTCAAAACATATTTACCATTATTCTGACGTTCCAACAATAAATATTCACAATTTCGTGGATTTGCCCAACTTTCGAATTCTTCTACTGAGGTATGGAAAAACCTCATTATGAAGCACCTCATCGCCATGCCGTGTGTTACAATGATGACGTTCCGAGGAAAAGATTCTTTTTTGAAATCCCTAAACATTGTTCCCATGAAATCGCTCATGCGGTCATAAACATCCGCACAGGACTCCCCATTATAAAATCGGAAGTACATGTGACCGTAATCGTTCCGAGCCTTTTCTTGTTTCCATTTTACACCCGTTGCCGTAACCATATCCTGACCCCATTCTTGTTCTCGAAGTCGGGGATCTTCGTAGTAAGAAATAAGGTGTTGAGGAAATTCATTAGCAATATCTAGAAACGTCTGGCGGGTTCTCCAAAATGGAGACACGTAAAAATGAACTGGATTCGGTCCCATTATTTTGAAGAGTTCCTTACCAACAAGAGCAGCTTGCTGGTGGCCCTTCTCGGTTAGAGGAATAGCATAGTCAGGAATTTCTTTGTAAATACCCTTGTCTATATTTCCTTGATAAACCCCAACTGTTCAAGGGTAAACTTTTTTTCTCGGAGAAGTTTCCTAAGCATTTCCAACCGAAGCGTAACTAATACCTGTTCGATAGTTGCACAATTGCTAAATCGAGATTTCTTTTTGCTTCGCCGTGCTTTAACCCACTCGGTCATCAATTGTTCGGATAGGTCAGCAGACCCATATGCTTCGGTATTTGCAAAATGAAATGGAGACTCCATGAAGGTACTGAAATCACCATATCCAATGCCAAATTCCCATTCAAATTCGTGATATCCCTCATACCACGTTGGCTCAGAACCGTGGTTGAAATTAATAGAAAGTTCATAGCACCGCATCTGAGTATCATCTTGATGAGTATCGTAAAGAACTCCAGTGTAGTCACAAATAAACTTACGGCTACTTCGGAGAAGCACGGGATTTACTGGTTTACCAGTCTGGGGATCAAAACGGGCGGAGCTACTGTAGAGATACATAATGGTTTAAGTAATAAGCAATCACATGAAGGTGACAAAGATTGGGGTGGCACCAACAACCAATCCGTTTTCCTTTGAGGGCGTAAATGGCATTTCGAAACTCTACATCTTTTGCCATTCTATCAAAGAAATAGTCAATGTATTTAAGAATGACATCAACTCGGGTTCCATCTTTTCCTATACGATATGGATTTCCATAGATGGACGGCCTGCCGCAGTAAACGTCCGGTTTTTCATGCCGAACGTTTACTACAACAGTAGGGGATTCGTTCCTAGGCAACTCGCCTGCGAAGTTGCAGGGGAGAGCGGAGGATATAGTTACTGATGTACTGGAGGGTTCCATCTTCACGCAACTCACGAATTTGTCGTTTCGTGAAGGTAAGACCATTATAGGGTCCAATGTACTCGCCATGGCTCTTATAAAAAATAGCTAGGCGGTTACGAGGACGGCGATTTGATTTACGATTCTTCATTTGTTTGTGTATTTTGATTTTTTGGCTTTATTTCTGGACGAGGCTGATATCCAGACGGAAACTTTTCAGGATTCATTTCGTAGAGTTTATCAGCCGCTTTCCAACTTCCAAGTAAGAGAGCAGCCATATTCTTCTCTGGAAACATCGCTATCGATATGTATGTTAAACAATCCGCATCGAGCTTTTCCTGATCATTTACATACTGGAGCAATATCTCAGTATCATCCATATCAGGAGGAAACCGAGACAGTGATTTTCTCAACTCACCCAGATTCATTATCGAGCTTCATCTTACCACAGTTTCTATCTACTGTCAAGCTTATAAAAACAAAATCCCCGGTAACTTTCGCTACCGGGGTGAATCAACCTAAATTGATTACAAATACTTTGTAAGAATCGTGTCAGTGTCAAACGCAATCGTTTCCGGAGAGAACACGATGTCTGCTTCCTTGGGATTTCGCACCAACTTCCCACGGCCATCAACGTGCATAGCAAGCAAGTCGTACAGGTTAGGCTTGTGCAACTGAGTCATTGCCTTAACAACAAGGTTGATATTGTTTCGATTATTGTGAACGTTGTTCCACAGCGGACGTTGCTTGAGACCAAGATCCATCCAAATTACCTTACGAGTCTTGGCATCAATTACGAGAGGCAGAACCACAGTCGTATCACTGGCAATATCAATCTTATTCTTTACTGTTCGTGCTTCATAAATTTCTCCGCTGTTAGGAGACATACGTCCCATCCAACCGGCGAAGCATTCCGGTAAATCACAATACTTGTGCTGAGTATAGGAGTTGATGCACATTACAATGTAACGCCCATTACTCTGCAACACCTTACTCAGGGAAATGTCGATAAACTCAGACGCACCATTTGGGGCGTCGGTAATATCTCCGCTGTGATGGCCAGCGAAATCTTGCAGGTTATAGTACGCCACGTCAGCAATACCATTGAAGTTTTCATCCAAAATGGATGCCGACAAATCGATGTCCACACGGTTTCCCCTGTTCCATGCCGTTTCGCTAATCTTACCAGCGTACATATTCATCCACCAGATAAAGAAACGAATGGTATCGTAATCCCCGTCGAGAGGGATTTGAGAACCACGGGCAATGGTCTTGAGGGCCTTTGCCGCACTTCGTTGAGAGAAAGGCACGAGGTAGGTCTTGAGACTTTCGTCCAAGTACACTTTGCCCATCTTGTCAAGGTTGGCAAACCGCTGAACCAGCACCTTACGGACCTTCTCCGCAAAGCCGAGACAGAATCGCTTGTCGAGGGCAGGGACTTCCCCTTCCAAGACATGAATCTTGGCGAGATTGCCCTTCGGGAACACGGCACGGAATTCGGACTCACCACGAGTCTTGAAATGTGTGAACACTTGCAAGAGAACGTTGGTCGAAACCTTGTCGGCCACGCTGATGAACTTACGAGCAAACGTAGCACGCTTGCCGTCTCCCATTCGGAGAATGTGGTCCAAACGACGAGCGAAGTCGCCGGGACGCTTGATCAAAAGGTCAACCGCCTTATTCACGTCAAGCTGCAAAGCTTCTTCGACCTTGCCAGCAAAAGACTGAGCGGTGCCATTTCGGATGGCCTCGAAAGCCTTTGCAGAACGAGGATATTGTTTGGCATATTCGCCGGGATGAATCACTTCACCAAGACGTTGCCAACGAGTATCGTACTTGACCATTTCCTCGGCCAAATCAGTTTTGCAACGCTCCAAAAGCCCCAAAAGGAATCGACGCACAGGGCGTCCAAACTTCTTGAACTTGGTTACTTCGGCCAGAGACACGTCTCCACCGGAGAAGCCGACAGCAACACGCAAAACGTCCGTAGGCGTCTTGATGTAGCGAGCCATTTCGTCCGCAGACGAAGTGTACTTCAAGAGCAAGCCAGCCACGTAGGCCAGTTGTTCCTTGGTCGCAATGGTCTCAGGCAACAGAGGGAGAACCTGATTACGGTAGGTCTGGACAAACCAATCCAAGATTGCCTTGTCGGACTCCGAGATAGAAGACTTCGCTTCCACGAGGACCGTGAAAATTTTGTCGAAATCGGCCTGAGAGCCAAGGTCGATCATGTCGAGCTTGGTCGGCTCAGTCAGAGGCATACGCTCTTCCTTCTTGTACTCAGGAAGCCAAGTTTCGTCGGTCAGGCCAGCATCCTTGGCCCAGAAGGACCAGTAATGGAGGATGGCGTTCATGTACAGTTCCAATGCACTCGCTTCCATGACTTGCTTCGGGAAGTTCGGGTACATAGGATTAAATGAACGGTGAGCCCCACGCATTTGCTTGAGGACCGGGAGGGTGCTCTGGTAGAAGGCGGTCAACTGAGTTTCAGTCAACTTGGTGAGAGCACGGAAGAGTCGAGGGCTAAAGACATAGCCCAAAGCTTCGTAGTTCTTGGCGATGGTAGCGACGAGTCGCTTGCCCACTTCGCCAGTGTTGCAGGTTCCCTTCGGGAGGATGACCTTCAATCGCTTTTCGAGGTAGATTTGAGTCTGAGTCAACATATGCGTTCCTTTCATGTTTACTTGTTTTTCAAAATTGGTGAGCGGAAAATAGAGAACTGGTTTTTTTTTTCAGTATAAAATTAGAAGGAAGTCCTTCCATAGCCGCTCATAGTTTTCATCGGTAACCGGACAAGCTGGTTTTTTTTCTTAACAGGAAAAGTTAGAAGGAAGCCTGTTCCATAGCCGACAAATTGTTTCGCTGGTAAATAGAGAACTGGTGTTCTTGGTAATAGAGTAGAAGGAAGCCCTTCCATAGCCAGCAAAATTGTTTACAAAGATCAATGCTCTTTTTATCGAGCGTGACGGTCATCATACAGATTTCCGTCAAAAAGTCAAGTACTTTCGCAAACTTTCTTTAGGGCACCAGTTTGCAGAAAGACACCCGTTCAGAGTAATAGCCATTACTCGTTCCATACCAACGAATTACAACTTGGCCCAACATCGTAGTAATTCGGTAGAAAGTCCAAGTGAAGGACTCTCGGCCCCAGTCGCTTTCCTTTGGAGCATGAGGGTCAACGAACCCTTCGGGGGTGTTGCTAGACGCCTCGGCCTTGAGAATTGGCGAGTTCAAAACTTCATCCCATTCACCGCAGATGTCATCCACCAAAACGGACTCACAGCAGTCCTGTTCGTGCCAGAGCATATACTGCTCGCCCTCGGACGTAGTGAACACAATCTCGCCGTCACCCTTGGAGCCCTTGACCGCAGTCAGGGTCTTTCCTTCAAGGACATTGAAATCCATGTTTCGTTCTGGCGTGCAGTAGTCTGGAATTTGCATAATACGTTCCTCAACATACCGACTTTCTCTAAAAAGTCAAGTACGAAAATACGGTTTAAGCTGCGAAGGTGGATTGCGTTCCTACCTTATTGGAGACTTCGGGTCTTCAAGAGATAAGTATTGCCGAAAAATGAAAACGTCAACTTTTTAGTAAAAAAGTAGATCGACCCACGCATCAAGAGCTTTGCAGTTGTAAACATCCAGCCCGAGTTTGTTCAAAGAATGCAGGTTGATTTTTCTTCCGTAGTAGGCCAAATACAGGAACAAAACGATGTCGTCGATATCAGTTGGGTATGGTTCTTTATACCACATGTTGAGCCAGCTTATTTCACTTGAGCCCACAATGGGAACCCCGGCAGTCACGAAATCCGCCGCAACGATGTTGAATGTTTCCGAGAAAGAAATTTGAATACCGAGGTCCATTTCTTTCACCAAACTCATAAACTCATCGTGATTTACCCACGGATGCCCAATCAGCTTGTGCGGAGTGCCAGCAAAGAGATGTACAAGGTTTCGATGTCCGTTCTCTCCGTTTTGCTCGCAACGCCCGTTGATGTGGAAATGCAGGCGTTTTCCAAGTTTGTTTGCAAAAATCATGGACGCCATTGCTTGTGTCAAATGGTTTTTCATTGGCCGGATAGCCCCAAAGCATCCCACGTTCAGCACGTCCGAGCTTTTATCAATGGGCACCCGCTCGTATTTTGCGTCCAAGTATTTGTGCGGACAATAAACGTTGGGGGCATAGATTGTCTTTATCTGGCGGGTTTTCCAAAGAGCCTCCACAAGCTTATCCGAGTTCGGCGAGATGAAAAAGTTTGGATATTGCTTTTGGATCTTGTCGTATTTAACAATCCATTCCATGGCAACCCCTTCATTGGCGAGAAATGGAACGTTGCTGTGAAGCCGCACATACCATTTGACGTTTTTATGGAGAGGGAGCAAAACGTGGAACTTCTCCGGAACCACCCACAACGCTTCGATAAATACATGCGTAGGCTTGTACTGGTGGACTTCTTTATCGATACAATTGTTGTCAATGACTGATACGACCTTCCCTTCCACCCCGAGCGTTTTCAATGCATTGCAGAGAAAGCGGCACGAGTTCAGAAGACCGTAGGATACCCCGTATTCCGTTTGGCGTTGTTTACAGATGAATAGGACTTTTGGCATAAAAGCGTCTCACGTATAAGTATTTTCGGCGGTGAACAAAAAATGAAAAACGGGCTTGACAGGCGAGAAAAAATAAGTATGCTGTGTCGCCAGTATGAGTAATCGACTTTACAGCAAGGATGAGCCAGCCAAAATGGCGGGGCCGGGATGGTCCCCCGACTTTTTACTATGGTTCTGGCTTTCCGGATTGGGGACTCTCCTGAACGAAGTGCTCATTTACTTCCTGTTTGTCCCCGAGGCACGTCTAATCGCCGAACACCGAATGCTCATGTGGTTTTTTCTCCCCATGCCGTCCATTCTGTGTGCTCTTTTGATGTCCGCACTGCCAAAACCAAAACAAAACAGTTGACAGCCGACCCGAAATCGGTATAATGTCTCTCAACGCTAGATTAAAAATGGAACGCTATGATACCTGTAGATAACACGCAGACAATTGAGACCGCTGGTGACCCGAAGTCCATCGGCAAAGTGACCGCAACGGTCAAAAACATTCCCTTCCTCATCAATGCCGTCACTGACCGCATTTATAAGGATAAACCTCTCGCCATCATTCGGGAATACAGCACCAATGCATGGGACGCTCATGTTCTGGCGAAGCTGCCAATAAGCGAAATTCAAGTGTCCATGCCAACCCTGAACGATCCCATGTTCCGTATTCGGGATTTTGGCTCCGGTCTCACTTTGAAAGAAGTACGGGACATCTATTGTATTCTCGGTGAAAGCACCAAACGAGAGTCAAACGAGTTCAATGGCCAATTGGGCCTCGGTTGTAAATCCGGCTTCGCATATGGGGACTCTTTTGTAGTTACTTCTTGGGTCGATGGGAAGAAATCCATCTATAATATCATCAAAGGCGACGACCAAAAGGAAGGCGATGTTCTTCTGATGTCCGAGGAGCCAATGTCCGAGGGAGAACGCACCGGCATTGAAGTAGCTATTCCCATTAAAATCAGCGACCTTCACACCATTCATTCTAAAGCGGCTGACTTTTACAAGTACTGGGCGGTTCTGCCGACGATTTCCAATATGGAAACGTCCGAACTGTCCCGTATGATGGAGTTCCGTAACCGCCCTACGTTCCTTTCTGGAGATGGGTGGGAAATTCGCCCCAATAGCAACCCCTATTCTGGTGGAAAAAGCGTGGCTTGTATGGGGCAAGTTGCGTATCCCATTGATTGGACGATGCTCAACTCCAAGCTGGCTCTCACGCCTCAAAAGCGTATTCTTTTGGAAATTCTCTGTTCCAACGACGTGATTCTCACTTTCCCGATTGGAACATTAAAGTTTACTATCAATCGGGAAGAACTGGAGTACACCGATACGACCTATAAGAATCTTGAAAACAAGGTTGAAGAAATCTTCAAAACGCTAGAAGCCGCCGTAATCAAAAAATTCGCCGATGCCAAGTCCATTTGGGACGCCAAGCGAATTTACCTATCTTTGTTTGGTAAAAACCTTTTGGACAAATATGACACGTCCGAGGATGATGATGGTGACGATGGCGAAATACCAGATTGTGATAACGCCATCAAAGTCCTCGAAGGTGACTTTTATCGGTTGGAAGGACTGTTTGAGAAAAAGCTGTTCTGGAACGGAATTCTCATCGATTCGCCTCATTTTTCTCAAATGCATCATTGGGATGTTGACCGCCCCGATGCCGAGTTTGACAAAGTTACGGAACCGTTCACTCCTTGTTTGGTGACCTATCGCCGAAAGAAAACTCGGGTCAAAAAATTGACCTGTACGTCGAAGGATTACAACCGCATTACACCCTTCAATCGTATCAAAGTGGTGATTTTGGACGGGCGGTATGCCAGTCTCATGCAAACCGTGGCTCGCTACTACCTATTAAATCCCGCTCAGAAGGTGGATCGTGTTCACATTCTCCGCTTTGCCGATGATACACAAAAGGCTAAGTTTTTCGCCCACTACAATTTCGAGACTGCGGAATACGTTAATATCTCCACAATTGTCGAGGATGTTAAAGCTTGGCAACGTGTCAATCGTAAGAGTTATGGCCGGAACGGCGGCGAGGCTACGACTAAGATGAAATATATTGACGTTGCCGAGGGTTGCGTGCGGGAAGAAGAAGTCTGCCTACGAGATTTGGAAGACGGGGGTGTGTTCGTTATTACTAACCGCAAATTTGCCTATTTGAAAACCGGATATAATCCGAAACTGAACACTCTGGTTGATAAATTGCGGGTTCTTTCCGAGTATTGCCCCGACATGGACCGTGTGTATTGTATTCCCGAAGGCAAAAGCCAAGCCAAGTGGTTTCAGAAAGCCATGGAGAAAGGTCTGTGGCAGGAAGTTACCGAGTATGTCAAGGAAAACGTTGAGATTACGGTTACCGATGAGATGAAGCGGCGATATCACTTCAACCAGTTCTTGCAAAACTATCGTAGTGAAATCAGTATTCTCAACACAGAATGGATAAACCGTATCGTTAAGGAATTGAATGGATCCAGTCCTGTATTTAACTCCTACGCCAATGAAGTTGTGAAAAATGCCTGTAATTTCGACGACCTTATAGCGGCGGCTGAATATATGGGTCTTCCGGCTGTCACTTTTGGGCGGGCTCCAGCAGATTACGGCAAACTCTTGAAGGCGATTGCTGCGGAATATCCAATGATGAAGTGGATGGACATTGGCTATTACGATTCGGTTAACGAGTCGAAACTCGCCGCTTTGGTGGATTATATCAAATTGGTGGATTCCCAAAAAAAGATGTTGACTTCTTCTCCCGAACGTGTATAATAAAGGTCAAACTATGAATGTAATTACTGCAACAAAATCCAACAATACCATTACGGTCTTCGTGAATGACAACGGTGTTGTCAAACCGATTCCTGCTACCTCGGAGCACCCAAAATGGGCTGAATTGGTGAAAGCGTGGAACGAACAAAACCACGAAGCAATGCTTGAACTCTTGAGCATGAAGCGTATCGTGGAAAAATTCAGTTCTGGCGACCTCATCGTCAGCGATCAAGGTGTTTTTTATCGTGATGTGCCCCTTGCAGGCATTGACGTTGACCGCATCATGGCATTCTTACGTCAAGGCGAACCCTACCAGCCAATTGCCAACTACATGGTCCGTAAGCTCAAGAACCCCTCTAAACGGGCCATCTCCGAGATGTATAACTTCTTGGAACACAAGAACATGCCTCTTACCCCCAACGGCACTATTTTAGCCTATAAGGGCGTCCGAAAGGATTTCTTTTCGGTTTCATCCGGTAACGAACCGCTGATTTCTGGTCGTCGGAACGAGGCAGGGCAGATTTTCAACGGAATTGGGGAGGTTATTGAAATGAATCGTTCCAGCGTGGACGATGATTTTCGCCGAGGATGTTCTGGTGGTTTGCACGCTGGTTCTTTGGAATACGCCAAAGATTGGGCTCGTCAGCATAATGGCATTATCATTCTGATTGAAATCGATCCCGCCGATGTGGTGTCGGTTCCCGAGGATTGCAATTGTAAGAAATTGCGTTGCTGCAAATACAAAGTTATCGGCACTTATGATGGCCCACTTCCGGACACCTATACGACAGATTATTCCATGTCGGAATATCCTTCCTGTGAGGACACTTGCGAGGAAGACGACACGGAGGAAATCTGCGACGATTGCGGTGAATACGTCTCTGATTGTAGCTGTGATGATGAGAAAGAGGAATATGATGATTGCAATGCCTCGTGTAAGAAATGTTATCTCAAGGCCGATTCGAAAATGTCCCCCGAGGATTACAACAAAGCGGGGCTCAACGAAAAATACAAAGTGGAAAACGCAAACAGTCTCACGGAAGTGTTTCACAATAAACAAATCGAGACGGCTGCGGAAAAAATAACACAGAATCTCGTGGGCTCCAATAATTATGAACAGGGCTACCAACTCGGATTCCGAAATGGTGTTCGCCGCCGTAAGCGGTTATTCTATCAAAAGGATACAGAAGCCGGGGGGGAGTGCATCCTTGCGCAGTGGGATGACCGCCGTAAGCGGTTATTCTATCAAAAGGATACAGCCTCTAGTGAGTTCGAGCGTGGCTACTGCGATGGTTACCGTGCTGGCCGAAAGGATTACAAGCACTGACATCTTCTCGACAAAGGCAGGGATTCTAGCGTTCCCCCTGCCAATGAAAAGAAAGAGGGCTCTAACAACCCTCAAATAAACGGGGCGGTAGGTGATTCGGGTTGCCTGCCGCCCTTTTATTTTTATGCTGTATTTATTGTCGTTTGAACTCATCCTAATATATGTATCATCAGAAAGGAACATATTTGGATATGGTGAAAACACAAAATAGATATCGAAAACTAAATGGCCAAAAGTTTGGACGATTGAACGTATTGTTTCGAGACTGGGAACGCACGTCTCCTAAAAATAGGTGGAAAGTTTATTGGAAATGTCAATGCGATTGTGGAACAATATGTAGCGTACGAGCAGAGCATTTGAAAGATGACGGGAAATCACATACACGAAGTTGCGGCTGTTTACAACGAGAAAAAGCCAGAGAAAATGGAAAACGAAATGCATTACCAATCAAAGAATATGCGTGCAGAAACCTTTATAGCAGCTACCGCCAATGTGCTCAACAAAGATGCTTGACTTTTTCTCTCACTCGTGATCTATTCGACGCATTGATACAGTCGGAATGTTTTTATTGTGGAAAGCAAAAAAGTAATACACATAAACACAAACGACACGAAAACAAAAGTTATGATTATAATGGAATTGATCGAATAGACCCAACCAAAGGATATTCATCTGAAAATGTAGTACCGTGCTGCGATACTTGTAACAGAGCAAAGCTTTCAATGACATTAGATGAATTCCATTCGTGGATAAAACGGGTCTATCACCATTCAACAAAAAAATATGAAACCCACAGCAACGATTCAAAGAGTATCTAATCTCCGAAAACATCCAAACGCAGACTGTCTGGATATTTTTCAGGTTTTAGGGTGGCAAATAGTTTCAAAATCTGGAACGTTTTCCGAGGGAGATTTATGTATTTACATCGAGATTGATTCCATTGTCAACGAGCACCCAGAGTTCGAGTTTCTTCGAAACAAAGGTTTTCGAGTTCGCCCGATTCGTCTGCGAGGCGAAGCTTCAAATGGCCTTTGCCTGCCGGTAAGTTCCTTGGCCAAATTTGGTTACGATATGGCTGGCCCTCTTTATGTGGGTATGGACGTATCTGATATAATTGGTGCCAAGCATTACGAGAAGCCGCTACCTGCCGCTTTGTCTGGTCAGGCTTTGGGTTATCTGCCAAGCTTCATCATCAAGACAGACGAGGACAATCTCCGAAGTTACCCCGAAGCTCTTGACGAGTTAAGGGGCCGGGAGTTCTATATCACCCGAAAAGACGACGGTAGCTCTGGTACATTTTTTGTACATAAGGGTGTATTCGGTGTTTGCAGTCGAAACCTTCAACTGGCCGAAGACGACAAAAATCTATTTTGGAAGTTGGCTCGTAAATACGATATTGAGAACAAAATCAAGACATTCTTCGGAGAGCAAGACATTGCTATTCAAGGTGAAGTCGTTGGACCGGGAGTCAACGGCAACAATCTTGGCTTGACAGACCATGAGTTGCACCTGTTTAGCATTCAGTTCTTGGATGTTCGAACCTACGCTACGTTTGTCCAGTTGCAAGGTTTTTGCAATGATACATCCATTCCAATGGTAACACTTGTTGAAATGGGTGATAAATTTCAATACAATCTTGAAGCTCTCATCAAGAAGGCCAATAACTTAAAGTATCCAAACGGTACTCCTGCTGAGGGTATTGTTATTCGTCCACAATGGCCGCTGCGAAGCACCGTCCTAAACAAGGAGTGGTCTGGAAAAGTCCTTAACGAAAATTACAAGGACACTGAATGAGCAATCTTTTCTTAGACGACATTCGCAAGCCGCTCGACGTAACACATGCTTGGCATAATAGCGGATGGGAAGAATTCCCACTATATTCGTGGGACATCGTACGCTCTTATGATGAGTTTGTTGATTACATCATTAAAAACGGTTTACCTAGCCGCATTTCCTTTGATCATGACTTATCGTGGGAACACTATCCTCAAGATGAATTGAGGATGGGGGGTCCAATAGATTACAGTAAATTCAAAGAAAAAACTGGACTGGATGCCGCAAAATGGTTGGTTGAGTACTGCGATTCTAAAAACTTGCCATTACCTGAGTGGTTTGTTCATTCATCCAACCCCGTGGGAAGGATGAATATCGTAAACTATCTCAGGTCTTATGAACTTTTCAAACAATCGTGCTTCCTAAACCGCTAAACAAAATTTTAAGGAAACCATGAAGTGCCCCCGCAACCCATAGAAAGCTGGCTGGTTACCAGTATGGGCCTTTACGGGACATCGAATCAGACCGGGGTCTTCGCTCCGTCAAAATCATATACCTCCAATTGGCGTGTCCATCTGAACTGTTCGCCAAATATCATGGTTTCCCCTTGACTTTTTCTAAACAATCCGTAGAATAGCAGTTATGTATGTTAAAATTGTCTATGGCTGCGAACGTTGTCACAGTGAGCACGACCATCATAATTGGGTTTTTCCATGTCATGAATGCGGTCAAGAAATTTGTGAAGATTGCATGTATGGATGGGGAGTCTGCCAGAAATGTGCCGAAGGTAAGACCAACAAAGAACTGAAAGAGAAATTCGAAAAAAGGCATGAAACCCGATAGAGAAGGTATTTGGGAATGGTTCGACAGTAAAGGCGTTAAACGCCTTGTATATGTCTGTGACACCAACAAAAAACGCCGAGAAAAAACAGGACACACTGAACCATCTTTGGAGGTTTACTGGTGGGGCGGATATTATCCCATCAACGATACTGTAGAAGACCTTTACAACGGCAAAGGCGAGTTAATCCAAAAAGGGTACGTGAGAAAAGCAGAATGGCCCGACAGGTGGGGAGAATTCGTGGGCGAACATGGTAGTATCCCGGATGATCAACTTTGCTTGGGACCATGGCCTGAACATCATACAAAATAATGGAGAAAGCCAAGCTTTCCAGTTGACAATTACCCGAAATCCAATATCCGAACCAAACAATGAAAATCAACATCAACGACATTGACCTTGACCAATTCATGGTTCACCCACATACCACAAATGGTGAAACCCTGTATTTGGTTCAACCCCAAATCATGGGATGTCGTTGGACGCAGGAGAATAAGATCTTTCGTTCCTCTCTTTGGAACGAACAAGGTGAACTCGTGTCCGCTGGTTTCCCTAAGTTCACAAACTGGGGCGAGAATCCCGACAACTTTCCTGTACCAAAGTCCCTTAAGGACACTGTGATTACTGAAAAGTTGGATGGTTCGCTTTTGATTGTATCCAAGTACAAGGGTAACTACATTCTACGTACTCGGGGAACCGTGGATGCTACTAAGTTGAACAATGGCCACGAACTTGAAATCTTTAAGCAAAAGTATTTGCCGAAGCTTAAGTCCTTGATGACTCCGGATATTATAAATAATCCGGAAGGCCCAGATACTTGGGATTCATCTTGGTTGTTCGAATGGGTATCACCCCAACAGCGCATTATTTTGAACTACGGGGATCATCCCGAATGGTATTTGGTGGGGAGGGTGATTCACGAAGATTATTCACTGGTATCGCAAGATACCTTGAACGATATCGCTGATTGGGTCGGATTTAAGCGTCCTACCGTTTACAGCTTTCCTTCTGTAGAAGACCTCATGAAGGATGTTGAAGCGTGGAAAGGTAAGGAAGGTGTTGTGGTTTATTCTGGCAATGGTCAAGTGCTCCACAAGGTTAAGGGTGCTTGGTATCTTGCACTTCACCGCATGAAGGAAGCCTTGGCGTCAATCGACAAGGTTATCGACGTGTGGTATGAGCAGGGTGAACCGACCTATGACGAATTCGAGAAGTTCATCGTGGACCGATTTGACTGGGAACTCTGGACTCAATGCCGAGGCGACGTGTCTCGTATCTGCGACGGAGCAAAGAACGTTCAAGAAATCATCACCGGGATGCTTTCTTTCGTGAACGATACGCTCAAGCCATTGCCTACCCGTAAGGATCAGGCAATCAAGGTCATCCAGTCCTACGGTAATACGAACCGTGCATCCTTCGTATTCAAGTTGCTTGACGGAAAGACGCTTGATAAAGAAGACCGAAAAAAGTTGTTGTATCAGGTCTTGAAAAAGTGAAGAAACTTTCAACATATAGAAAAGGTGTGATACAAGACACTGTTAAATGGGTAGTGACAGTAGGAATACTAGCACTACTCATTTACCTTTGGAACGAATGTTTAACCAATTAACGAAAGAAAAATACATGGGTTGCTGGAACGGAACATGTGGTATTAGTCAACTGCCAATCACGGCAGGGGCCAAGGTCAAAGCGATACTTCTGCTTCAATCGGAGTATCATCAAGAAATACAAGGTTCGAGTTCCTGTTACTCTTCAAACTTTTTCCGCCCTTGGTTCTTTCCTGTCACTGCCGAGTATAATAATTACGGTAGTATCGAGAATATTGTAAAGGATTGGAATTCCAAGTACATGCTCGAAACGTTCCGTCGGTGGGTGGCAGAAGGAGAAGTCAAACTCCTTGGAGAACATGCCGAAATCAACGACCCCGGCATCACTAAATTTAATAAACTTGAAGACGTATTTGCTTGTGTAGAACGGGGTTCTCTCGTGAAGAAAGGAGAACGTACAGATAAATATCTTAAAATCAGTCTCTTCATGGTGCTGGATAGCGTTTATCATGCTATGATAAAAGCTTCCAAAAAATTCATGAATAAACCTGAAAATAATGATGACAAAAAATATTACGAAGAAAACCGTGCCGAAGCGTTAAAATCTATTGCCAATATGAGACAGGGAAATCTGTCTCTTCCCATTTCCGGAGATTTGAAAGACGATGAAAATACCAAATCGGCTCTTCAACGAGCATTTCTAACTGTTCATAACTTTTACGTTAATCGTCTATTGGGTGGCCCGATTGAAGAACACTGTGCCTACAAGCATTACAAAAATATTCTTTATTCTCCTAACGTAGTTACAGTAGAAGACTTCATGGTGGCACTGGACAATGCTTATTGGTTGGAAACTGCCATGTGCTATCTCCGCAAACTTTGGATTCCCCAGACGGGGCAAGGTAGTCAAAGTGAAGAATTGGAGTTTAACAAAGCTTTGAATGAAGCAGTTTCCAAACATATTCGGCATCGAAATGCCGAAATGAAGAAATGGCATCTTAAAGACGAAAAGGTCGTAAAAGAAACAGGAAAGCCATCAAAACAATCAAAGAAAAAGGCAAAAAATGAAATGGATACACAATAAAAACGAGGTTCCTAAAGAACCGCATTTCGCTATCATCGAGTTTTCACGCTACTGGGTGGAAGGCGATGAACGGAGCCAAACTAACCCCGGTCACGGCTATCCCGGCCATTACGAGAACAAATGCGAGTACATTGTCTTCGAATGTGAAGGCGAATGGAAAAATGAGATTGAAAAGCGAATGAATTCAGCATTTGGAAAAAAGGATAATTTTGTTGCCGTAAGGGTTACACCGGCAAACGTTTCGACGCAAGTCACAGTAAATATCCGGTAATGAACAATGAACTTGACAGGACTGGAGAAATCTGATAGATTACGAATGTATGATAGCGATACTTCTTGTTGGTGCTCCCGGTAGCGGAAAGTCAACATGGGGTGAGAAGTTTGCCAAAGACAATGGATACACGTATCTCTCGTCTGACCGCAACCGAGCCCGTGTTGGAAGGGGAGAGGATGATCAGCAAGCGTCTGCCCTTGCCTTTGCTCTGTTAAAAACAGAAATGACAATGGCACTCAACCGTGGTGAAAACGTCGTTGTTGACGCAACTTTCATGTCACGGAAATCCCGTGAGGATTTCGTCAAGATTGCCCGTGATCGGGGTGCTTTTTTGAAGGCTGTTGTATTCGATATTCCTAGGGAAACCATTCTCAAACAGAATGCAAAACGTGCTGCTTCCGGTGGCCGTAATGTGCCTATTTCTGTGATTGACAAAATGTTAAGCAACTATCAAAAACCAGAACCACCAGAATTCGATGAAGTCATCATCCGAAACTCCTTACAATAAAAATGCCGGGAAAGGCATGAGACCAATTGTGGGATACAACTATCGCAACTGGTACAAAAATTTTCCAAAATCGATGGGGCCTAAGAAACCTAAAGCCTCAAAACAAAAAGAACAATAACATATGACAGAACAAGAAAATAAACCTTTAGTGCCCCAATCCGTTATTCCAGAACCAGTACCTACTAAAGTGGACCTTCCGTCGGCAACGGGGGTAGTAGTAATTGATTTTGAGACTGTCAAGCCCAACTCCGTGGTTGTCATAAAAATTGCCCCAGAAGGAATGCAACAACGAATTGCGGCAACTCAACAAATTGCTATGGCACTTCGTCCTCTCCGTGAAAAGATTCAAGAAAAGAATTTGGCGTTTATTGTTATGTCCACAGAAGAAACTATGGATGTACTTGACCCAGAACAAATGGAAGCATTGGGTTGGATCAAGAAGGAACAGAGTCGAATCATAACTTTAGACCAAGTACGTTAGTGAGGATTGATACTACAAAAATAACAAACTGGAAAATTGCCAGTAAAACTCGTCCTATCAAGGCGAAACCTCTTGTTAGTCTTATTGTTGATAAGTCTGTAACAAGCAAGTTTCTTGTGGATACTCTTGAAGGACACGAACCTCTTGGTGATGGCGTAGTTATCTGTATCGGGGAAGCAGGAGATGCGTGGCAACAAATGCCAAAAAAGCTTCTCCAAAAATATTCCGTAAAAGGGATTGACAAAGACGGCTGGATGGAATGTGAACCTCTTCCGGACAATGCTGTGAATTGTTGGGAAGTTCCAGACTCCGCCTGTTCTCCGGATGAATTAAATCGCAAGATCTTTACTATTATCGGTCAATGGGGAGCAACGGTGGGAAATGAAAAAAAAAAACGTCCAAAGTGGTGAGAGTGGAGACTTCATTTGCCAAAATCAAACAGACCCAACAGATGTCTGGATTGTTAAACGGAAATTGTTTTTGAATACCTACGTAATCAAGACCTGATAAGGTCTTGACATTTAGATTCAAATCGGGTATAATGATGTGATGAAAATTACACTCATTTTACCCGATCTTCATTTGAGATGGCAACATGCTCAAAGGATTATTGAGTCTATAAAAGCCGACCAAATTATTTTTCTTGGAGATTTCTTTGATGACCACGGAGATAATCCACAGGTAATTGGTGAAATGGCTGATTGGTTGGAAGCTGAGACCAAAAAGCCAAATAGAATTTTTTTGTGGGGTAACCACGACCTTCATTATGCTCGTGCTGAATCCCATCTACAATGTAGCGGCTATAACCAATGGAAGTATTTTATCATCCGAGATCGTTATGAAAACACTAAAGTCTGGGATGCATTCAAATTCTTCCATATTCTCGATGGAAAATGGTTGCTATCTCACGGTGGGCTGCATAAGTTTCACCTTCCGAAAGCTATAGCCGACCTTCATACCGACCGACCCGTCTTTTTTAAGGCATTGGAGGGATATCTAGACGAAGAATGTCGAAAAGCATTTCGACGGGATAGTTGGGTAACCCATGCTGGTCATTCTCGTGGAGGAATGCAGAAAGCGGGTGGTTTAACGTGGTGTGATTTCGAAAGAGAGTTTTATCCCATTAAAGGATTGAACCAAATTTTCGGCCATACGGCACAGGGGTTTGGGTTTGCTAAATGGTGTTACCTCCAAGAAATTTCATACGTGACCTATCATCCATGTAACTTGTGGATGCCCACTCCAGAAAATTACAATGACATCAACCAATCCTTAAACATCGATTTGGATGTTTACAAAAACATGCATTGGGGAATTTGGGATGGTGAACACCTGCGAGTTTTCAACTATAAAGACGATTTGTAACAGAAACGTAACGGAGTTTCATCGACTCCATTCTCTGGGTAAAATATGTAAGCTCAGAGATTATGTCATTATATTTTGAAGTCAAATGTTCAATCTGTAATAAGGCTCTTAAAGTTCACCGGGGAATCTACAGATTTACCTGCATGTGCGATGAAGAGATTCGACTTCTAAATGCATTTGAGTTGGATAGTATTGAACACGGGTGGAGAATCAAAAAGAATCAGGCAAAAACATCTGTATTCGACCAATTATTTGCAATTGATTCTCAAGCCTGATATATTGAAGAACAATTGTATTGGGGTAAAATCCAACAGTATCCAGCCTAATCCCATATTCAAACTCTTTTTCATTGAGAATATAATCAATATAATCCATGAGACCCCGAGGTTTCATCCAATGATAAAATAAGTCCTTCATGTCTTGGGTTGTGTGGAGAAGTATGTTCATACCAAGATTTTCATGACAAAGCATTGTTACGGTACGAAATGCAAAAGATTCAGAAGGAGGCTCCACAAGTGAATCGGATATGATTAAAATATCTGTATTCATCTATAATAAATATCTCTAGAAGACTCACAACAGGATATTTATGTCCATGAAACAAAACATTGAGTGGATAGATTCGCTTTTGATGTATGGCGTTGATAGGCCAAACCGCCGCATTTTTTTATTCGACGACGTTGATAATATGCCAATTGGTCTTGTTATTAAGGCAATGTATTGGATGGATTCTGAATCTAAAAAACCCATTCAACTTCATGTTGGATCTTATGGTGGATGTGAATACGACATGTTTGCGTTGTATGATGTCATTCAAACATTGAAATCACCTATTCATACAGTAGCTATTGGAAAATGTATGTCCGCAGCCCCGCTTCTTGTTGCTTGCGGGAGGAAAGGATATCGAATGGCAGCACCGAACACCTTTTTTATGGTCCACCAAGCTCATGGCGACATCGGAGGAAAGGTTGACGAAGTAAAAAACGACCTCGAACATTGGAAAGTTCTAGAAGAACGATGGAATACCCTTATAGCGAAACATACTAAAAAATCTATCGATTTCTGGAAAGCCCAGTGCGAAAAGATCGGAGACCGATATTTCGATGCCAAACAGGCAAAGGAATGGGGATTGGTAGATAAAGTATGGGGAGACTAAACTTTTTCCGCTTGACTTTTTATATGGAATGAATACAATAATCCTACCCTACTAGAAAGGAACGTTATGCAGGGTATTGAAAACAAACTGTTGGTATTAAAATTGAACAAGTACTGGGTGGTTGTTGACACCGCTATTGTTGGTGATGCTCTCATCGACTTGGCGGCTGGTAAGAACAGCTATGCTTTGGACATCGATTATGCTGTCACAGAAGACGGCAAACCCGACACGTCTAAGGCACCAAACATCCGTCCAGTAACATGGGAAGAGTGGATCACTCTTCCAGTTCGACCTTGGGATTTTTCCATCCGGACAGTCAAAATGGAGATTCGTGTTCCAACCGTAATGATTGCTAAGAACTACACGAAGGTGCCGGAAGTGAGGTTCAGTGATATTCCATCTGCCGAACAGATCCGTATCCGAGACGGTAACATCTGTCAGTACACTGGTAGAAAGTTGAAACGTGGAGAGGGATCGCTTGACCACATTTTACCGAAATCTCGTGGTGGTTCGAACACTTGGGAAAATCTTGTTTACGCCTGTAAGGAAATTAACTCCCTGAAAGGCGACAAGACGATCAAGGAAGCCGGACTAAGACTTATTAGGAAGCCTGTCAAGCCAAAACCGATTCCGAGAACGCTTTTGATTCGGGAGGCAAAACACCCAGATTGGCGTCTTTTCTTAAAAGAAATTGACGAAGATTAAACAAAGAGCCCCGGTTTTCACCGGGGCTCTCTTTTGGTACTGATTCCGTATCCTACTGTCTAAATCTTATACCCTTGCTGGATTTGAGCTTCTTTATCTTCTTCGTCAAAAGAAATACCTTTGCTCATTTCCGAAGCAGCACAACAACGATATTTGATAGTTTTATCGCTAAGTGATTTCCACATCGAATCAGTTCCACCTGCACTAGCAACATAAGCTAACGTGGACGATGATTTGAATCCAAGGTTTCCACCAACTGCCCAAGCATCCTGATTGGCTCCAAGATAAACAAATTCCCACTTGTACTTTTCTTCTTGGTGCTGGATCATTTGTTTAACCTGATCGCTATTCCATTCTGTGGAAGAATTCTCTTCCCCGTCGGTAATAACCACAACCAAAACCTTTTCGGGTCTTTGGTCTTCTTCGGTCTTAGATAGCCGTTCGCCAACTTTCTTAACGACTATAGCGACAGCATCCAAGAGGGGGGTACCCCCACGAGGAACAAATATTTCTCGATTGAGTTTTGGAACCTCTCTAAGGTCTTTCTGTTCATACACCGTTTCAACTTTTGGATCGTGAGTGTCAAATTGATAAAAGGAAACTTTGCATTCTGTTGGGACTTTGAGTTGTTCTTCGATGAAGGCGTTGAATCCACCAATCATATCATCTCTAATGGATTCCATGGAACCGGAACGGTCCACAATAAAGATGATCTCCGTAAGACCTTTTTTCATAATTCTAACCTTTCTATTTTATGAAAGCCCCTCATACCGGGGATTTCGAGTTCATTAGATACATAGAGAAAATTCCGCTTTTCCACTTTTTTATTTACCTTGACGTGCAAATTTTAATCCATTCCAGCTAGATGCATATCATGGGCTACCATTTTAGAAACCAAGTGGGCAAAATCTGTTTTTGGAGACCAACCGAGTTCCTCTCGAATCTTACTGCTATTACCGCAAAGATGTTCAACTTCGGCAGGACGATAAAACGCCGGATTGATTCTTACCAGAGTACCTTCAATGGTATCCGAAGGAACCGGACCACTAACATATTGATAGGTCTCATCCATTCCATTACCAACCCACTTTCCTTTGATTCCCACTTCTTCAAACGCCAATTCCACAAACTCACGAATACAATGACTTTCTCCACTGGAAACAACATACTCCTTGGGTTCTGTATTGTTCAGCATCATCCAAATGGCTTGAACCATATCCTCGGCATCTGACCAATCTCTTAATGCATCAAGATTGCCAAGTTCAAGGGGAATAATTGGATCTTTTGTTCGGCTCTGTATTGCCTTGTATAATTCGACAACTTTCGAGGAAATCTTTCGTGTGACAAACTCTTTTCCACGACGAGTCCCTTCATGATTAAAAAGCCATGCTTGAATAGCAAAAAGGTTATAGGACTCACGATATACTTTGACCAATTGACGTGCAGCCGCTTTACTTGCGCCATACGGGGAACGAGAACGCATAGGATGTTTCTCATCCTGTGGGGAATATTCTACATTACCAAATTCTTCTGAGCTTCCAGCATTGTAAAACCTACACTTTGGTTGGTGGTGACGCAGGGCTTCAAGAATGTGAAGGACTCCGGTGGTATTGCATTCCCACGTTTGAACAGGAAAATCCCACGACGATTTAACAAACGTTTGAGCGGCAAGATTGATGAAAAAATCCGGTCGTATTTCCAATATCAGCTTATCAATCGAATGTGTGTCAGTCAGATCAAAGTTGACCAATGTGAAACGGGGATTTCCCTTTAAGTGATTGATATTAACGTGGTTATGAACCGCCAGTCGTCTAGCACCACCCACAATATTGTAGGTCGTAGTCTTAAGAAGATAGTCCACCATCAGACTTCCATCTTGTCCAGATACACCCGTAACAAAAACCGTCGGCTCGGAACGATTCAACTTTGACTTAACATCGGTGGCACTCATTATTTGCATAACTTGATAAAAACATTAACATTTTTCTTGGAAGGATACAACTTATTTTATTCGTCTTCGTCCTCTCCACGAATTTCTTGAACCCGCCTGTGGAATTCTTCAAAATCCTCTTCTTTCAATCCTAAATTAGCAACCAAGTAATTGATAAAATAACACAGTGACATCTTATCGAATTTCTTTGATTTCATCTTTTGAGATAAGAAGAGAACCATATGATTAAGGGATTCCACAGTTTGTAATGGAATAATCTGTTGTTTTGATTTTTCTAAAATAATGCCGGGAAGAGTTCCTTTATGTGTTGCATCTATGATTTCTTTCATTATTTTAGTCTTGACCCGTGTCAAAATTTCATCTTCCGACTTTCCTTTGTTCTTAGCATCTTTCAACATGGCATTGATTTCATCCTCGGTAATCTTCTTCGAAATAGAAAAAGAAGCGAGGATGCCTGCCTTTGTCAAAATATGCATGGGTTGCTCGTTCATATCCATAAATATCACTCTTGCAACCAATCTGGGTCTAAATACTTCCTCCCGCTTCTAAAATAGCCCCGGCCACAAACGAGTGTACAATTGACACAATAGAGTTTCATGTTTTCCAAAGCATGGTTTTTATGATTCTCGTCCATGAAATTAAGTAACAAAGGAACTTTACCAGTCAAAAGACTTCTTTCGTGCCATCCACACCGTTCACATTCTTCTTTTTTAATGCCACTTCGGATAAGCTTGTCCTTGATACGAAATACTGAGTAGTTCGGATGCTTTCCTTGAAGAATTTCACTCAAAGGATACTTACCTCGCTCCGGATCAAATATATTCTTCTTACCCTTGATATTTGGACTGGGAGACCAAACCCCATGCATCTTCGCATACTTTTTATATGTTTGATAGGTGAGTCGCATATGACGTGCGACCATGGCTTCATTAAATCCATTTGGAAACTTGAGCTTAAGAGCTTCCTTCGCTTCCAAGATTTCATGTTTCATTATTGGACGATAGCCATGACCACGTTTTAGACGAGGCGGGGGTTCAGAACTAATTCCTAATTGGGCAATAGCTTCGGGAGGTAATTCTTTCCGAAGATTTTCTTGCTTTATTTCGTGAACTTCCTTAGCAAGATCCTCAACTTTTTGAGCGAGGACAGCTATAATTCGTTCTTTGTCGTCACTGATTTGTTGATTTTCCGGCATTGGCTCTGGCGGGTTCTTTCATCAAATCAACCTTATGCAAATTCTTGGTCTTTTCACGCAGTAGTTCGGCCATACTAAATAAGCCAGCATTCAAGAGAATATGATACATGTTGATTTGATGATGGCATTCTACTTTATCTTCATCAACCTTCTCATAACACTCCCCAATAATTCGGATTTTATGAAAGAAAGTTGGATCATTTTTGTATTTCTCCACGACACGAGTGGCAGCTTCAATAAAGATATCATCATGAATCTCGGCGTCAACCGTGATTTGATGTCTCTTTCCATTTATTTTTACAATAACCACTTTATTGGTGGATGACTTCATAGTTTTTTGCATAGGCATTTGTTTCCATAACAATTTTGAGCGGATTTAACCGCACGAGATTTACAAAATTCAGCATACACCTCTGAATTTGTCTCGAATATTCCCACCAGTGTCTTCTTTTATCTTCAACTTTAGACCGGTAGGCGACTAAATTTTTACCACTAATTTTTTGGCTGGCGAATTTCATTTCGATACTACTGTATATGCTTTCGAATACGCTAAATCACCATCGTTAAGAAGATCCAAATTATTCAGTTTCTTCATAACGTTATGGTAAACATTTTCTTCTACTGTATGTGCAACGCACACCAACTTTTGAATAGCCTTCGTTTTCGCATCATCTCTCCAAATACGTCCAATAGCCTGTCGCATATTTACAGGCGAATGCGACGGAGAAATAAGCGACATACGAGGGTGACCTCCATGTAAATCATGCAATGATAACCCACCACCTCCCGATTGTACATTAACTAGAATAACTTGTTCTTCATTGTTTTGAAATCTTTGTCTATTCCGCTCTCGAACAGCATCTCCTACTTTTCCATCAAAAATACAAGAAATTCCGAGACGATCAGCCAAAGCAGTAATCGTATCCGTAAAGTTCAAAAACACTACGATTGAAAATCCTTCTTCTTTTGCGTCTTCAATCATATCAATAAATAGTGGAACCTTAACCAGTTCGATACGTTGTCGATGTCTTAATTCAACAACAAGATGATTCATCTTGTTAAGTTTGGAAAGTTTCTCAAGTTCTTTGAGTTCTTTTTCCATTTCATCATAAATGGCGTTGATTTGTTTTGTGTCCTTTTCCTCCATGTCTAGGAGAACCGCAAACAAATCACACTGCGGGAAATTTGGAATAGTGTCTCTACGTAACCGAACACCACGATCAAGGAAAATATCTTTATGGAGTTTTTTCAAGATTTTTTGACGAAGTTTTGGGTCAGAAGTAAACTCCATTCCCCACTGTCCTTTAGAACAGCCATGCTCTCTAAGCCATTGAAACCATGCTGCCTGACCACCCTTGAATAATTTCAATGCTGTCCCAACTGTTCGAAGTTCGAGTGGATTTGTAGCATTCGTAGCCGAACAGAAAAGTTGCTTATATCCTTGTTTTGTGGCTTGAATTGACATTTTGGCATTTTTAGTTTTCCAGTTTTTGAGTTTTTGGGATTCGTCCCAAATAATCAACGTATCCTTTGGAATCTTCCATTGAAATGTTCTGCGCCGTGTGGACCGAGGCACCACATAAGAGGCAAGTTTTGAGTCTGATCTGCCTATTTTGAGTTGTTCATAGTTTGTTACCTCTATGAGTTGTTTTTCCATGTGGAAATGATTTGTGATAACTTCTTTCCACGAAGAAATAACGGCTTTAGGACAAACTACAACCATCTTCATACCCAATTCACGGGCTACACCACAAGCCGTATAGGTTTTACCTGTATTATGTACTACAGTAAAATCTCCAAGTAAAAACCGACCATCTCCGTCCAGTGAAAACCCATAATAATTATCTTTTTCTAAAATCTCTATTTTGAATCCCCGTCTAAGGACATCTTTCTTTTGTTTCCTAGCAGTTGCCATTTTATAAGGAATCTTGCAAGGAATAATTGAACAATCTCCAGATATAGAAGTTTTATAATAAGTTCCTTTTATGCCGTTTTGACATGTTTTTTGAACCAACGTAGTATATGCGAATAAACCTACAGAATTAGCAACAAATGCTACGTCTTCTGCAAGAGTTTTGGATTTTACACAAAATTCATATCCCCCATTCCTATAATATCCGTCAGTATCTAATAGTCCGGCTAAAAGTTCCAATCGTTGTGATTTACTTCCAGTTTTATAGTTGTTCGGGATAAACTTATTTTCACATGCAATAGGAAGTAAATTATTGTCTCGAAGCCACTTGAAAAGAAGGGGGCTCTTTGTGATTCTTTTTGTTCGGGTTTCCTTTGTCTTCGATAAGACCCATCCAAATTTATTTGATTCTGAAATTATTTCTTTCCAAACCTCTTCGTTGTCATTTGTAAATGTCACCGTTGAACGTGTAGATAATCCTCCATCACCAAGTAAAGCACCCACAAAATACGGGGACAATGGAAGTTCTTTTCTCGGCCAATCAACCCCTACACTAAACAACTTCATTGCATGTTTTGTAACTTCTGGAAGTTTCAAGTAATCTCGTACTTTAATATCTACGATGCTGTTATATAAATATCCGCTTGTTGTTTTATGTGTAGGAGAACAACCATTCGTCAACACAACAGTTAATATATGATCTAGATTTACAACGAAAGAATTTCCTTTTACGGGGATAATTCGTACCATCTGCTGCTCCCCACGTTTAAGTTCCGTAACTTTTTGCGGACCCTTCCAACCCATGACTAAATCACCCACTTCAATATCTTCAACTTTTTTTGTGGTGCCATCTGCCATTAGGATAAGTTGTCCTTTAGCATGACATCCTGTGTCGCTACCATCGATAGCTGCACCCCATTCATTGAGCGCAGATACGATTCTACCAGCGGCAACAGTTTGCCAAGGTCTCAAACCATCATCGTTTTTAATGTTATAGACAGGAAGTAAAAAATCGGACAATGGAGGGGGCTCCAGTGAGCGAGTATTACCAATTTTTTCAAACTGGAGCTTGGAAAGTTTTGTTTCTGAAAGATACCATACTTTGTTAGCACCTTCACCTTCTGGATAAACACGAAACCCTCTAGCAAGCAATTCAAATTTCATTTCACGCCAGAATTCAAAAAACGCTGGCGTTACATCATCGGGAATCAACCATGTTCGACGCCAATGGTCTATTGTGCCGACTTTGACTTTATAAGGTTCACACCAGTTAATGTTAAGATCCATATTCGGGCTTATTAAACACAAAAGCCGTAGTAATATCACATCGCATTTTGCGGCCTTCACGGATAATGCCGATATTGAACCGTTCAGCCATCGAACGAACAAATGTCACCGATGTTGGATCATCTTCACCATACCCCATCGATTCCAAAAACAGCATGTACTTCTTTCGAGTTTGGCCAAACGCCCGTTGAGACATTCCTTCAAGGTATTTAACCGCAGATGGATAGTCGTTAAAAACCTTATCCTGTGGAGGTCTTAATGTTGTATCTGTAATGTAAATTTGCATATTTGTATGTATCCTTTCTGACGATAAGTAGTACAGAAAATACGCCATAGCACTTTATCTTAGATAGCACTATGGCGTATAAAATCCGAAAAGCAACTTATTTTATTCGTTTATTATATTAAGGCTCAGGAACTTCTGGGTCTCTCTTACCAGCGGGATCAGGATTACCGGGATAGTCCTTAACTGTTTTTCCGGACCTGTGTTGAACTCGATAATTCGATTCTTGAAGTTCGGATTCCTCATCTTCTTCCGGTTCTGGCTCGATTTCATCCTTTTCGGGAACATCCTTCAAAGGAACTTCATCATCAGTTTCATTACCAGTAATGTCTTTACCACGATGCATTTGAAGCAATCTCAGCACAATTTGACCCAATTGCTTAAGGAGTTCGACTTCTTCGGCCTCGTCGTAGGCATGTTCTTCTGGGGAATCTTCGAGACCATCCACGGGACTTTCGCCTTCAATCTGGCCCTTCTTCTTCATAGACCATGCTACTGCCCAAGGATTGTCAACATTAGATTTCTTTTTCAAGGCTTTTACGACATCTTCACCACCGGGAGGGGCAACTTCGTTAATTTCAGGATCACATTGCATTTCACGAGCTTTATTACGAAGCCCCGGTTGTTCCAGTTGAGATTTTTTACCACGAACCTTATACTGGGGTCCAGCCTCTTTAACGCATTGTTTTACAACCTCGGTTACAAGAGCTTTGAGTTCGGATTTTTTCATAGTTGTGTTTTCCTTAATAGTTGGTGCGGATGCAGCAAAATAGTCTTGCAAACATTCAACAACAAGGTTTTGCAAATCGTACTTTGTCATAGGTATAAATATTATCAATTATAACCAATGTCATGTTTTATTTTTTCAACCATTTCCTTCTCATCCGTGTTCATAGATTTAGAAAGTTCATTGAGAAGTTCATCGATGGTAAACTTACGTGTCGGGTCTCGTTTCTGGATTTGTTTGAGATTTTCAATGTTATCAATCATCTTGGTCATAATATCCCGATATTTGTTCGCTACGGCGGTTGCGGTATGACCAGCCACTTCAACGGCTTTTGGAACAATAAGCTTGATAAGATTGATAACCCAACTCGCTATAGTCTCAAAAATCGAAAAGATAGACGCCGCCACAGGACTCGACATTGATGCAAACCGAAGAACAAGAAAGAGAATAGAACCAATTATTAGTATCCATGACAAACTAGTTACAAGACGTTTCACGCCATACCAAATAGCACCCAATCCCATAAAACTGTTCATATCATCTAACTTTGCCTGAATTGCATCTGCTTTCATGGCAGTATCTTGCGCCAGTTTCATGTACTTCTGAATTTCCTTATCTTTTGCTTCAACGAGTAATTTAGAACGGAGTTGAATGGCGTAAAGTTCATTATCCTTTGCTTCCAACGCTTTTTGTCCCCGTGCAACTTCGGTTGCAAGCTGAGATGTTAAATCATCAATCATCTGCTTCATTTTTTTCATCTCTTCGACGGTAGGAGCACCAGTAAGAGAAGCTGCTCGGTTATTCAAGTCCTTTGCTATTTCAACAGCTTTGGATGGATTCTCTTCCTTTCCCAATGCATAACCAACACCATACGTAATATTTGCAACTTGGTCCAGCTTGTCTTTTAGATTAGCCTCAATTTGAGCTTCGACATTTTGTACTTTGGCTTTTGCATTAGATTCTGCCTGAGATTTCTTTCCAAAAATCCGTGGCGTCTCACATCCAGCTAAAAATAAGACTCCCACCAAAAGAATACCCGTAATGGCTTGTTTGAAGTAGTTCATACACCAATAAGTAGATATTTATAAGGTTAACCGTGCAGAATCATTCTTTTCTTTAAGGCTTCGGTATAGGGATAATTTGGTCCATAACCCTCGGTTTGCGAAGGTGTATCAACAATTCCGAGCTTTTGTTTGAGGAAAGCGAGTGCTGCCAATGGACTCATGGAGCCACAATTAAACCCAAGAATTCCATGTTGACGGCAAAATTCTTCGAGTTTTTTTACATCTTCTTCTGGCCAAGTTTGAACGGGAGATAGAACCTCTTCTTTATTTTGCTTCTTACGAGCAAGCATCATTTGATAGGGATCAATAACGGTTTTACCCGTGGAGGAACGAGTAGAAGATGTTTCCGTTGCTTTGCTGGCCAACCTCTGATGAAGAGCAGCCATAATATCAAACTCAGAGAACCTATTAATTGTTTCATCACTCATATGTATTAGACTACAAACGGAAAATACACAAGTTTATGGCCGGGGAAGGTTTTTTCAAGAGCCACAAGCAATTCAGGTGGTAAATCTTTCTTGGGATCTCCGGTGAACTTTTGAAGAGAGTCTTCTCCCTGTTCCGGAATTGTTACACTCAATTCGTTGGTTTTGACATCATACCTTCCACGGAATGTTTTATAGGGTTCTTCGGGACCAAAATTTCTCAGATGATCTTTACCGTATTTGGCAACAATTTTCTTCTTCTTGGCATCCCAATACCAACAGAAATGAGGATTTTCAAAGCCAATAAAATAATATTTCGCTCTTTTTTTCCTATTCTCGTCTTTCTGAGCAAGGTAAAGCCTAATCCATGCTTTATGATTGCTTAAAAGATCATTAGCTGTCGCCTTTCCTTTTTCTTGAGAACGTTTTTTCTCAATTTCAAAAATACGGTCCATGATAATCTCTTTCAACTGGCTTTTGGTGAGCTTTTCACGAATCATGTTTGGTTGGTTCTCCCAATTACCCCGATTGTTCACAGTCTCAATGTATTTTTGAAGTTCCAATTCCAGTTTTCTGGCAATCTCATCAACAAAATCTTTTGGGTCCATGTCGCCCGATGTTAAATCACGATGAAATGAAGTAAGAGCCCGTGTTTTGATTAAATCAAATAACATCCGTTTGATTGCTTGCTGAACAGCATCCGGGTCTGAAATTTTCAAATTTTCATTGACGGGACCATACCGATTTTCGTCTTGCCAATCACGAAACAGAATGTTTCCGAGAAGATAGGCTTCCATTTCTCGCTTACGCAAAATAGGATCGTTTTGAGCATAATGAGCGTGACCGCCTTTCTTTTCTTGTGGAAGTGCTCCATGCTCATTTTGCCAGTGATGAATAAGCTCATGAGCAAAACTACGAAGAATGTCAGTGGGGTGTCTGCCCGTAACATACAAGCGAACAGACCTATCTTGCTGGTTATAGTAAGCCGTTAATCCAAACGGATTTTCTGCGTTTTCCGCACTTTGGGTTAGAGTAACTCTAGGTACTTGCCGAATTCCAAGACGTTTTGCCATGAAGGCATACAAACTCGCCACCCGTTGTTTCAAATCGAGTGAATCGTTTGAGTTATTCGTCGTTTGGGCCATTTAGATAACATTATTTTGATTGTTTTTTAGCAAGATATGCTTGTGCTTTTTTCAAAAGCGGAGTTACTTTACCCTTAGCATTCAAACGATCAACCACTTCACGAAGTTCAGAAAGAGCCCCCGCTTCATTTGTCTGGGGAATTTTATTCAATCCATGAGAATCTTTTGGATCATCACATCCACATGTAGAACATTCCTTGACATTGGCAAGTTTCATGAACCTCTCTTTGAGTTGTTCTGGAAAAGTATCATCATTTTTACTTGGTGTCACACAGGAAGGACAAATACCTTCGCCCCCTTTAGGAGTAAATTTTGCTCCGCATACTTTACAATTACGAGGTACTGTATCTTTCCGAATCTTTGTCGATTGACGAGATGCTTTCCATTGTTGTTTTAAGGTATCTATATCCGGAAGAAGCAAGTTTTCTCCTCGACTACGAGCTTGAGATAGAGCTTCATTGGCGTGTTTCAAAATAAATTCAAACATCTTTGGGGTTTGATTTTCCATATCCTTCATGCTCAACCCCTCCAATCCGGCAAGAGACCATATATCCATACGTCCAGCGAAAGTGTCGAACGTAGATGCATTACAAAGTTCAACCAATGTATCCCAATCGATAACTTCCGAGCCAGTCTCGGCTTCTTTCATCTCTACAGGTTTGTCGGTTGTCTTTGGTTTTTCTTTGGATAACCATTGAGCGTCTGTAGTTTGTTTTGTTTTTGGATTAAAATACTTTACATCACGAACTTTCCAACCTTTCGGAATTTCACCTTCCTTAATATCAATGCTTACATCCTCACCCTCACCCTCACCCTCACCCTCTTTTTTGTCTTCTTCGTCATCCATTTCAATTCCCCACGGACATTTCTTGAGTTCCTTTTCGGCTTCTGGCTGAGTTTCCAGATCAACAGGTCCACCTCCACCTGCGGCAGACGGAATATCATCACCCCGACGAGTTGTACCATCATCTTCAAAAGGTTTATTTCCCAGTTTTTGAACTTGCATTGGATGTTCAGTTGCATCTCCCTTAATGCTGATTTCTGGACCAGCACCTTTGGTAATTTTTTCATTGTCTGGAGTAAAATGACCACCATCGGCCTTGATCTGATCAGAAGACGGAGTATTAGCAATCGTACCTTGGGAATTTGGTTTGAGGTTCTTTACTAGTTCAAAACCACCTAAACGAGCTTTTTCTGGATCATCTACAATACCACCAGCGGGAAGCAAACCCGTTTTGGTGCCTCGTACACCAATAGCAATTACAGGCATTAAACCACGGGCGGTAGGAGAAATTAGATTGGTAAGCTGAGGAATAGCAGGTTTTTCCGGCGTTGCTTTTGGAATTTCACCATCAGACAACTCATCAGCCATACCAGCTTGTTTCAAGTGAGAATAATAGTGCGGGTCTTCGGCGAGATGGTCCATCGCAATTTCTTTGGCCAAGTCGGCATCATGCGTATGCTCCATCTCCACTTTAATACCTTTTTCGAGTTCTTCTTGGTCGATTTGAGAGGGTGATAGTTCATCGCCTTTTCCTCCTGCCATAAGGTCTTCTTTAAGACCTAACGATTTCAAAAAATAGCTTTTGTAATTACTCATAATAGTCCCGTATGGATATAAATATCAGTTCGGAAGGCAAAAGGCAAAGGTTTGTTAGCTCGCCTTGAAGAACTCCCGTTTTCCAAATTCCCACTTATACCGTTGCAATTTATCTTGTACATCGGGAGGAATTTCTATCTCAATGAGTATTTTTACCAAATCTATTGGCATTTGATATCTTACAGCATATGGCCACCAATGATACAAGCTATCAATCTTCTTCGCATCCTTAATTTTAAGTTTGGAACCAGAATAGAAAGTACCCATTTTGACATCGGGGTCAACCAATCCTTTTTTTAAGCAATAATCCCATAAAGCCGTACCCCGATATGGTTGAAACACGGAAATGATGGATTCCGTAGGTTGCATCCTCATATTGAACTCCAGAGTTTCCAAGGCATCTCCAAGCGGATCATCCACAGGTAACCCTATCATGCTCAACAATCGAACTTTGAACCCAAGTTCCTTTGCCCATTTTACGGCATTCTCAACATCTTGATTGGTTATGTTTCCACGATTGAGGAACTTTTGGGTCGTTTCATTAGCACTTTCGATAGCTAATGTCAAAAACTCACACCCAGAATCCTTCATTTTAGCTAAAATGTCTTTGGTGACAGACGATGCACGAACAAGACCCGACCATTCGATTTTTCTCTTCTTGATTTCATCGCAAAACTCATTTAACCAATCTAGATCAGCGGCGATATCATCGTCATTCATAACCGCATGTTCCATTCCATACGTTTTAATAACTCCATCCATCTCCTCCATCAGTCTGCTGACTTTATGCCTGTTCCACATTGATCGTTTTTGGTCGGTATATAATCGTTTGAATCGGTCGTTGAAACAATATTTGCAACTAAAAAAACAATACCTTCCGGCCATGAACCTCTTCATTCTCGCTTTTCCAAACTCATCGTATCGATATTGAATTGTCCTATCGGGAAAAGGAAGTTCGTTGATATTAGGAATGTCTCCACGAATACATTTCGTGTTTACCTGCCCTGCAAGAATTTTATTGATAACCAATTCTCCAGCACCTTGAACCACATAATCTACATTTGGATCTTTAATTCCATCGTCTGGAAAAAATGTAGGATGTGGACCACCGATAATGGAAATGAATTTAAACTTTTCTTTGAGCTGTCGGTTCTTTTCAAACATCCACTCCGATTCACAGGTCATCATAGACCAGCACACTACATCTATTGGATGAGATTTCATGTAGTCTTCCGAAGATTCAATATCATCCCAAATAAGGTGTGTTGTGTGTCCTGCTGCTTTCAGTACCGCCGATAAATACATGATGGCAAGCTTATCGGTTCGAAGACTTTTTTCTATGAATAGGACATTCATTGTGATAAATATAACAAAATTGAGTTATAACACCCCCGGTAACTGAAATACTGTTGATACACTTTTTTACCGTTTTGGCGATAATTTTCAATGTCTTCTGGTGTTTTTGACGACAAAACTTCATCGAGCATCGGAATATCCCGCTCGTGTATCAAAATCCCATAGGTTTCAAAATCAAGGACATCGAAAAATGGAATCATCGGGTCATCATAAATGTACACAGGAATGGAATCATTCTGTAATGCCTCACAAATACGGTAGGAAGTCTGTCCATAACCTCTAGGACAAAGAGAGAACGTACTGTTTCGCATGGTTTGAATAAAATGAGGATAACTCATATTATTCATTTTCGCTTCTTTTATAATATATTTCGAGTTGCCCTTTAACGCATCTCTCATTTTGACTCGAATAGGATGACGAACCCCCTCTGCATCTATCGCACCAACAAAACTTGCAAAAATTGTTTTTGGGTAAACTTGTGATGGGTCTGACTTGGAGGAACAAATCAAGGGCAATGGATAAACTCTTTTTCGATACCGACCATACCCTCCCGCCGCCAAAATAGTAATGTTCAAGTGGGATAAATCGTTTAGGATATTATCGTCATGTTGACAAATAGTAAAGTATCTCTTCGACCTATCCAGTTCATTTAAGAATGCTTGAACATCATCATAATTTCCTTTTATATCCCGATGACAAATCATAGGAGTCCAGAGAATGGGAAGATACGTCCATTCATCAACAGAAATGAAGCGATCTAAGAAATACTCTTCAAATAGTTCAATATTATTAGGAGGATATTGGAACCACATCCTTTTCTGGAACTCTTTTGGGGTTATAACCATATTCATAAATAGATCCATCCGTCATATCGGGGAAAGACAGTGTTATTATAATTCCCATCTTTGAAGATACTTTTCTTCGTAGGAGAGGTATTGAGAAACATTGGCCAAAGACTAAACGACGTAAAAAATGGAACAATGTAATGGTCACAAAGAACCATCATACCCATATCAACAACTTCCTCATTATGCTCTATGAAAACATATTCGTCTCCTTGAAATGTTTTTCGGCAGAATTCGTATGCTTCCGGATGGGTAAATTCCCCTTTGTTTCCCCCAGAAAACACCAAGAAAACCGCATTTGGAAAGTATGACTTAGCAGCAGCGATGAATTCCATAAGTGAAGCAACAGAGGGAAATATTTTATCCCATAAAGGTATTGCATCTCCTCGACGAACATGAAGACAAACAAGTTCCCGATTCGGAAAACGAGATTTTATTTCAGAAATTTTGGCAGAACTCTTTTCCATTATATGCGCTTTCAAAGAACACTCTTTTCTAAGTTCAGAAGCGTAACGCTCAAAATACTTAGGATGTTGAAAGAAGCCTTTGATGCTGGTAAAATCTTGTATTTCAAAAACCGATTCGTGGTACACAAACTCATTGGCATATGGTTCTTCGTAGTAGTGGCGAATGGATTTTACATCTTCATCCGTAAGAATAGAACACGATATATTAAAATTATGAAGCTTATTTGATTGACCCCAACATACTCTTCCTGTTACGTCGGGAATTTTCATCTCATATCCATTGTACAACGCAACTGACCTCAACGCAGCATATTGAAAGATCTGGTTGGTCATCCTTCCATGAAATCCTAAATCAAGAAATGTAATCATTTTTCTCGAATATGCATATATATACGTAAATATGAAACTGTTATCGTTTTACACTCCTTCCCATTACAAGTTATTTCACAACTTTTTGTTACCTAGCGTAGCCATTTTTCGGGAATTTCAGGTAATACCCATGGAAGGAGAACAGATTGGTTCTGGAGACTGGGGAAACCCAAATTACGGACTCGCTGTTTATAAAAAAATTGATGCCATTTTGAGGACCACAGATTGGTCGTCGGAGGAAACAATTTTATATTGCGATGCCGATGTTCTTTTTGTTAAACCAACAAAGGAATTTTTACTTAAACAGCTAGGCGGATACGAAATGGCATTTCAATATGATGATGGATATTGCAATACAGGATTTTTTGTTTACCGAACTATTCCCAAAGTAAAGCGATTGCTTGAACGGACACTTGAGTGTGCTCCGAAAGGAAATGACCAATATGCACTCAATGACATCATACATTCTTCCGGTATCAACTATCGTCTATTCAGTAGTTCGATATGGAATATATCATTTCTATGTGGGCAAGAAGTATGGGATGGCACTACACCCATTCCGTTTCCTCCTAAAATGAAAATTTTTCACGCCACTTGGATCGGTAACTGTGCGCTTAAAGAAAAAGCACTTCAAGCGGCGAAAGACCAATTTTTATCATGAAAATCCACTCCTTCATCTTTACTTGGAACGATTATTGGCGAAAAGCGGAACAATACGAGAAAATTCTTTCCCCCCTATCGTTCAAAGTCACCGTAATCAATGGAACACCAACAAGCCATCCTCATTGGATTCATTTGGACGATGGTTACTTCACAGAACAATGGAATACTGCATGTGACAATTTCTCTCCGGATGCCGATGTATTGTTTCACATTCAAGCAGATGCCGAATTTTCCGATTTTGACAAGTTATTCAATCGTGCTTCGGATTTCATTCAGAACCGGAATTGTGGAGTCTATGCTCCCAATATTGACTACACCGCATGGGTTTACTCTCCCGAAGAACTGGGCGAACAAATATCCCCAAATGTCTATGAAGTACAGGATACCGACGATACGTGCTGGTTTCTTAGAGCATCCATTATTCGAGAGTTTCCACGAGTTTCGCCTTCCATCAACAAATACGGGTGGTTTATTGACCACGTAGCACATGTTCTCTGTCGCAGACAGGGATTGAGGTATGTCAGGGATTATTCTTTCACTGTCAAACATCCATACTTCACCGGATACAAACACGAAGAAGCACGAACAGAGTTTGTTAAAACCATCCAACATTTAGGATTACAGGAAGAAGTCATAAAAATCATTCCTCGGTGTGCCCATATTTTTACAACTTAAAAGATATTGGCGGTGGACCAACTCCACTTAAATCAATAATTTGTACTGGGATAGATACAGTTCCGGTTTTGGTAATGACACTCTTCAAACAGATACCTAACACCCTATTATCATGATTTTTCTCATCCCTTTCAGAAGGAATGAATCTTATTGCCGTTCTGCCAGATATTATAGATGAATGGTTTGTCGGAATGATAATTTCATTGTTTCCAACTTGAAGATGAAACTCGCTTTTCTCATTTCCAACTTCTACGGTGAGTTGATTTTCAATGGGAGTGCTGCATAGCAAAGTAATAGAGTCAATACTTTCTGGAATACTTATTTGAAATGTATCTTGACTCCAACGCCATACTTCTTCATTATTTCGTTCTATCGGATACCAACCTTCAAGAAGTTTCAAATCTTTCAAGAGATTTTTCTTACAACCATAAATATCAGTGTCCCAATCATAGACAAGTGAAGTCCATACTGAATCCGAAATGTTCAAATAGCTTCGTTGTTCAACAAGGGATGGATCAAAAACATAGTATCGAATTTTTGGAAGAAGCCGATGGACAATAGTTAAATCAATGTTAGATTGAAATGGCATCATACAGTTACAAAGCTCTTCTAACACTGATTTTTTAACGAGGTAAGCATGAGTTGCCGTGGGGATACGAATACTCAATCCTTCGGAAACCATGAGTGGTGGCACATCATTACCATAACGAATCCAACCAACGTATGCCATCTGCCAATCTATTGGAAGTTTCTCATATATGGGAAAAAACTTCTCTTTGAAATCGGGTTCTATAAGAGCGTCATCTTCGAAAATCAAAAATTCTTCGTCTGGTAGATATTTCAAAACATGCCAGAGAATAAAATGAGACATGTTGCATCCTAAAGCACGCTCATTGAGCATAACATTTCCACCGGGACATTCGATTGTATTTGGAAACTTAGCTATAAGTCCCATTCGAGTTCCAAGAATACCATCAAACATAGTGGCTTCTATTCCCGCCTTTTTGGCTGACTCTTGAAAAGCCTTCTTTCTGAGTGGAGTTTCCTTGAGAGTGACACAAAATGTTCGTGGTAACTTATTCATAACTGATTGAAAATTCCTTAACGATTGTAACGTTGTGCTTTCTTTGCCTTGGTTTCTGCTAAGGCATCTTTGATAGATTGAGGCGTTTCTGCCTTTTTACTCTTTGCTTCCAACATTTGGTTAAGAAGTTTGATAGTTTCGATTTTTTGAGACTCTGCAACGGATGGTTTTTCGGTGGATTCTTTCATCATTTCTTTATCGTCTATGTTCAGCATGTTTAGCTTGCCATAGTAATGTGGGTCTTTACGAAGATTGGCAATAACAAGTTCTTTTGCCTTGCCTTTATCCTTTTTGATCATGTTATGAAGTTCATAATCCAGCCCCGCTTTAACTTCATCCGGAGATGGCGTAACTTCTTTACTATAAATCTGGTCTATTGCCGCATTGATATCCGTTGGGTGTGCTTGTGCTGCGGTAGCAGTATTGCTATGATTTCCAAGTGACTTTGATTTTACGAATTCATCTGGATTTTGAGACACATCTGGGGAAGCAGGAGTACCGAATCCAGTGGAATAGTCCATTGCTCCTGTAGTCCCGGCAATGCCCATGTCAAAGGCATTCTCTTTTTTTGGTGTCTTATCTTTCATGGATATAAATATCTCCTCGCTTACCAATCGTTGTTTTTTTCGTATCCCAAGGCAATCAGGGTTTCTCCGAACTTTTCCTTGAAATATTCCTTGTGTTCCTCGGTGAAGTGAAGTCTCCATTGTCCCGGTTCTCCAGAACGCATATGTGACTTCGGATCAACCTCTCCAAGCTTCCTCCCCGTCTTCGCCGTCATATGATGCCGACGAGATACTTCCATACACTGATCCATCCACTCCGGAACAACTCCCCAATGATGGAAAAGACGAGCAAAAATTTCATCTGGATTCAGAATCAAATCTTCATATCTAATCTCTAACATCTTGGGATTGTTATAGTTCCATACTCGCATTCGTTCAATAGTTACCGCACCCATGTTCTTCATTTCAAACATCATCCCTTCATCTTTTGACATGGAGTTTATTTTTTCCTGATATGTCATCCCCCATTCAGGACGAACTACATGAACCCATGCTTCCTGTGTCCACAAATGATAAAAGTAACCAGAAACAATGATATCCCGTGGATCACGTATCATATGAGATCCAACATAGTTCTCTCTATCGAAAATTGTTAATGAGTTGTTATCGTATAGAACATCGGCATGTTGATAACTCGATAGACGACTATCATCGTCCTCAAAAATTACCATATTTAGCCCACGTTTCATACAAATTTCCTGTAAAACACACGCAATCCAAAATGAACCCGCTTTGTGATGAGCACAATGAAGAACTTTGTTGGGATGATTAAACAACATACATAGCCATGTTCTTCAAAAGGTAATCTTTAACATAATTCTCTGTGCGATACTTATGATTGTTTTCTACACTTTTCAAGTAAAGGGAGTATAGAGAACCCTGATTGTTTCGAAGGTTGTAACGAATAATCTCATATGCCTCATCAATTTTGAGTCTATTTCGTTCATCAACGGGAAGAGCAATACAGTTTTTTCCGTTAACCCATGGATAAGAATAATGCAGAAGAGATGGATCGGCTTTGAAAGCCAAAGTGTCGATTGTCCCTTCGGTGGATCTAAAACACTTCATACCCGCACCATACAAATCCATAGTGGTATAGGTCATGGAATTTTGTGATTTGAATGGAACTCTCTCATACCACTCCCTATGATAAACAACAACAATCCGTTTCCTTCCTTGCTTGAGGAACTCTTCTTCGGTTTTCTCTGTTTGAGCAAAATTATGTCCTATTTGGTCTATTCCCAGTAAAAGTCTTCCATGAAGTTTTGGACGGTCTGGATTCGAAAATCCATAGTTGAAATAAAGGTCAAAGGGACGATTGTAATAATCTTCCTCGGATACTGGTTCATATGGGGCAAACGTTATTGGGTATTCAACTGGGAGGATTTTGAAGGGAGATTTTGAGTAATCCAAACAGACAGGCATTTCTCTCTTAAAATATAGTTTTATCTGCGACTGGAGTTCGTACATGCCCGTTACCAGTTTCATGTATTCCACGGTTGTAGGATTACCGGGAGACTCATCATACTGATAGCCCAAAATCTGCATCGTCGTCAGGTATTCCGGCTTTTGCAGTGAAGGAGAACCCTGTTCCAAGTAATCGAAAATGACAATGGGTTTACCACTAGACTTGATTCGTTCATACATCTGTTGATCAAACTCATAGTCGAAATAAAAACAGTAAAAGAAAACAATACAATCCGCCTCTTCCGGAGAAGAAACGAACTGATGGAACTTCTGAAACTCCAAATATATCGTGTTAGCGAAAAATCCTTCGGTGCAATTCTTGTTTTTTCGATTAAGTTGGGTGTAAAAGATCTT